TGTTGGCGACAAAGCGCCAGCGGTCGGGGTCGTTCTTTTTCGAATAGGTCTGGAAGCACAACAGCGTGTCGTGCGTGTCAGCATCCTCTACGTTGAGATAGTGACAGTCTGCGGTTGCGATGAGTTGTTCCGCAGGCATATTCCGTCTATAGAAATCGTTGATGCTTTCTTGGTATGCGGCACCGTAAGATTGCATTTCTGCGTAGAAGTCTTCGCCAAAGACTGACCGATACCACGCAAGCCGTGCCGTGGCTTGGCCCGGGTCGTATGCGACCTTAGCGTTTTCCTCGCCGCTCGCTCCCATGAGGAAAACACTGACATCGCCTCCGCAACATGCGGAGGTACAAATAAGTCCCTCACTGTGACGCGCGAGGATTTCTCTATCAATACGAGGCTTACGGTAAAACCCTTCTTCGAAGGCATTGGTGGAAAGATGTATGAGATTCTTCCACCCAACTTCATTCTTTGCAAACAGGATGAGATGAGAGTACGAATGCTCTCCTTTTGCATATTTCTTCCTTAGCCGTGAATCCGGCGCAATGTAGAATTCCTGTCCGACAATGGGTTTGATGCCCTCGGCAAGACACGCTTCCGTGAATTTTACAGCACCCGCTAGGGTCCCGTGGTCGGTGATGGCACAAGCCGTTTGCCCCATGCCCTTCACCTTCTCGACCAACTCGGGAATTCGCACCATTCCGTCGAGCAGACTATAGCCTGTGTGCACATGGAGATTCGCAAATCCCATTGTGTTGATATTATCTCCCCATTGTCGGCCAGGACTGTGTCATTTGATACCGATTCGATTCTCGTCTCGTGATATGGTGGGGACGAAAGAAACTAAGGCGTAAGCGCGACTGAAGATTGGGCGACACCTTAGTTTCTCCATTCAGAGAATCACCCCGACAAAGATGATGCCCAGAAGCCACAACAGGCCGATGAGAAGACATCCGCACCCGGCGCTCATCATGTTGTCGCCCGATTTTATCAAGGTCTTCCCAAGACTCATTTCATGCTCCTCAAGTCGTGGTGCCCGTTCAACAAATCGCGAACCCTGGCCCGCATTTCCATACGGACAGGGTCGCGCTGTTTCTGAATCTCTTGCCCCAGGTTGTCGTAGAATTCCCGAAGCCGCACCCACAACAGGGGATACTGTTCCCCGTCTTGGGCGATAGGGGCGGTGTCGTGCGGTGCGGCCTGTTCGGGAATCGTCATTGTCCGAGCGCTGTCTTCACCACGATATGAGTGGTGCCAGTGTCCTTGTCGTCCTTACGGAAAACATGGGCCTGCAACGCCCCATCGGAGATTTGGCGAATACGCAACCGCCCGTGGTGACTGCCTTGTTCCGGGCGGTCAATGCTGGCGCTGATATGCGAATCTGTATGAATTTTATGTTCTGGCAACAGATTCGAAAAAGCGTATTCGTTCATCTCGTCTTGAGATGCTAGGGAGCCGAGGTATTCATGTCCCTCGGGGATTTCGTGTCCGCCGGGGAGCAGACCGTCTGCATCCGGTTCGAGTTTTGTGGGGAATTCGTACATAGTGATTCTCCTAGTTCGGTGAGAGTGAAGCGAGTGTTGTTATCCAATGGAACCTCCGTTGGCAGTCACCCATGCGGCCTTCTCTTGTCGAGAAAGGCCCCTGGGCGGGTTGGGCAGTAGTATACGCCTCATGAAGCGGCCCTCAAGGCACTGATTGCCATTTGTAGCGCAGTTCTCGTGCCCGGAGCATACGTCTTCGCAAGACTCCGCTCAAGCACCTCAAGAGCGTCGTCGCTCTCAAGGGAAAGCGCTAGGGCCCGATGGAGTTGTTCGACTTGCGTGATGAGCGAGGCCCGCTCCGCGAGAAGCGTTTCGTGGTCCTGAACCGTGAGAACCCGAAGGTCGGTGTTTTCTGTCGGGGTGTTGTTGACCTCGGCCTGGATTTCTTCACGCTCGGCAACCGGGCGGAAGCATTCTGGGTCCGGCAACTCATATCGACCGGGAGTGATTGACGGCGATTTCGTCTTCGGAAGACTGATGATGGTTTGTACCAACTCCTTCCCGTGGAAATAGAAGACCTCTCCCGGAACGAAGTCATCCAGCCGCCTGTCGAGATTCTCCACGTCAAGTATCGTTGCATACGTCGTTTTATCGGTCGGATACAACACCTGATGGCAGAAGAAAATCTGGCACTGCGTCAGGAGGTCTTTGGCGATGTTGGCTGGCCGTTGGCTGACAAGCATGACGGCTATACCGCGCTTGCGGCCCCTGCGAATGCACCGCGTGAGGGCGACGAAGCATGCGTCGGTTCTTGAGACGCCGACCTGGGGGACGTATTCATGCGCCTCCTCGATAACGAACAGATGAGGCGTCCGGGTTTGGACATCCTTCCCGGCGGCGAACAGCCCCATCGCATACGCGCTCAAGAAATTCTTGCGCACGTTGTCGTCGAGGTCGCCTAGCATCAGGACGACGTTGCGCTTTTCCAAATACGCGCGAGTCGCCAGAGCATAGCACTGTTTTTCCGTCGTGAGTTGAATGTCGATTTCGGCATCGCCGTGGCTGATGGGACCAGCGAGAATCACGTCACCCAATTCCTTGAGCCCGTAATACTCATCTTCAATATCCGCCACCGAGAACGGCACGTTGGCCTCCATCATCTGTTCGAGGAATCGACGACAAGAGGTTGACTTGCCGGAGCCCGTGTTTCCGAGCATGGCGATGGATTTGCCGTTCACCTCTCCCGGCCAAATCGTCAGGTTTCCTGACATGACGATTGGTCGAGCGGGGATGGGACCGGGGACTGTATAGTCTAATTCTTCCAAGGTTTCAGGCATAGATGTTGTCCTTTCTATGCTAGAGAGACAGGAGTGATGTAGGGGGATTTATCAATACGTCAGTCACGAAAAAGTGCTCTATGTCTATCTTTTCCGCTGTCGAAAGTGACACCTGGACCGACGTAGTGTCGTGGTTCATCACCACGCCGATGCGCCCGAAGCGTTCATCGTCGCAGTTGATGATTTGCACGGGCATTCCGGTGTAATCTTTCTCCATGTCAAACGCCGGACGCCGTGGGTAGTAGCGACTGATAACGCGCTCAAGTTGAAGATGGAAACTCACCATTGAGCCTTCGTTTGTCACTATGTAGTTGTATTTGAGGCTGTCAACGTATTTCTCTGACGGGTCATCGGGAACCCAGTGGTTTAGGTTTCCGTAGACCTGCATCATCCGCTGTTTGCGGACTTCTTCTGACGCCTCGATTTTGATGAGCGTTAGCCCGAGGTCTGCACACGTTTTCGCTTCTTCGGGAAACCGCATGTCGGGAATAGCCGGGAGCCATTCGTTGCGAATAACATCGGGAATTCTCTTTTCGAGGTACTTGGCAACGACGAGGTTGTCGAACGTCCTCAAGATGTTTTTGGAGTACCAAATCATCTCGCGGTCGTCACGTTCCTTCACGTATTGCCAAAAGGTTGCCGGAACCGGAACAGTGACGTGTTCCGCAGTCCCGTCTGGAAGCCACTGGACGGCGTTGCCCTGCGATTTCCAATACTCGTAGCCTTGCACGATGGGCGTTTTACAGCGCACGGTCATGAAGTTAGCACGAGTCGCCAAGACATAAGCCAGCGCTTCATCCTTGCCCGCACACTTGTGACCACCGAACGCGATACCTTGAGACATAATGAACCTCCTATCCTTATATCGTCATGTTTCTGACGTTCTGCTCCCGGGCCCGAAGGGTTGCCGTCCCGGGAGCATTGTCGTAATACAGTTCACACGCCATGTTCGAAACACCGTCCCGATTCTTGTCTAGGAATCCGACCAAGCGATTTTCTCCGTGTCGGGTCAAGGTGTAACAAACATGACAGTCCTGATAAATCCGAAAGCATTCCCCAATATCCCGCGCAGTAGAAATCTCATCTTCATACGCATTGCGATTGAGTTGGGCTATCGCGACTATGGGAACATTCAAGTCTTCGGCCAAGTCGTGCAAGTCACTGGACGCTTGACAGTATTTTTCCGTTCTGCTCCAACGGTCGTTGTACGGAGACAAATCGAGCAACTGCATATAGTCGATGACGACGTAGTCGAGCAGTCCCTTCGTTTTGAGCATCCGACATTGGAAGGCAATATCCGGCATCGAAAGGGTCCGCTCGACCCACGTCAGTTTTGCTTTCTTGATTTTCGCGTATGCTTCGATGACCATTTTTGCTGTCTCGTTCGAGACGAAACGGCCGTCTCGAATGTGCGCCTGTGGAACCCCGCTCTCAATCGCCGCAAGCCGCGACAGGTTCTCTGAAGCGCTCATTTCCATCGCGAAGATGATGCCTGCGGCTTTCGGGCCGTTGTCCTTGATTGATAGACAGTGGACCCAGTTCGCAAGGCCGATAACGCTCTTGCCGACCCCTGTGAGGGCCGCCAGGAGGTGAACCCGACCCGGACCAAGGCCCGAAATCCATCCATTGAGGTAAGACCAGTCTCGGCCAAGCGAGAGTCCCCGGATGGCGCTTGGAGACGCCATCCGCTCTTGCATCTGCGTCACGGCAAGGTCCGTTGCCACCGCGCCCGAGACAACGACATTGCGCGTCGGCCTCACGACCAGTCCCGTGACGCTTTCGCTTAATTGAGCAAGCGACTGCGCGGCAGGCTGTTGCATATCCCGTATGACGGAACCGAAATTGGTGCTGATGTCAATAGCACGACGGCGCAAGGATTTTTCGCGTATGTCTGAATAATGATACTCGATATTGGAAACAGTCACAGAGTGAAGCCGCTCGATAAGGTCGAAGACGTGTTGGCCCATCTGCCTGTTCCGCGCTTCGGTCAAAACAATATCTTCGTTTACCGGAACGCCATCGTGGTACAATTCACGCAATAGGGAGAACAAAACCTTATGGCGACCCAGGGCAAAGTCATCCGCGCGCAGTTCGGGCATCCTGATGAAATTGCCAGCGTCGGCCAAGAGTCCGGCGAGAACGATTTGCTCTCCCGAAATCGAAACGAGCGGGTCATCCCGCATTCCCTCATCGAGAAAATCGCTAATCGCGTCGACATTGAGGTTCAGTCGGTCAGCGAGAAGCCTGCTGGCGATGCCTCTGTAGATGGAATTGCGCGGGTACGCGAGAACGAATGGCCGTACCCGATTGAGAAAGTCGAGTTGCGCGGTGGTGCTCGACAGGTCACCATCTTCGTTACGGGTCAGGACGTACTCTATACTGTAGACAGCGTCCTTGAGGACCTGTGCGAACGCCTCCCCGCCTCGTTGCGTCAGAAACTCATCCGGGTCGCCCGGTATGGTTCCGAATTTGAGGTCGATGTTGTGGACCTCGTGCGCACGGAGAGCCAGCCGCATCATCCCGGAGCGCCCGCCGTCATCGCCATCGAAGACGACAATGGCTTTGCTAATCGAGTGAGCCTGAAGCGTCTGTATATGGTCCGCCGTAAGTTCGGTGCCGCAAGTTGCTACCGCAGGGAAACCGTATTGTTGGGCCGCAATCGCGTCATTGAAGCCTTCTACGAGGACAAGACCGGATTCTCTGACTCCGGGCATACGGCGGGCAAGGTGCAAGCCGTACAGACGCGCCGTGCCACTGAACAGGAAGGACTCCCGGCTTGGCCCTCGGTATTTGGGCTTGCCATCCGTTCGAGCATACCAGCCCCAAACTTCGCCTGACGGGGTAAATTGAGGGTAGAGTATGTGTCCGCCAAAAACCGCCTCACGGTTTGCGGCGGACGGCTCTATCATCTGTAAAAGACCCGCCTCGACCTTTTCCTCAATCCATGCCACAGATGGACAGTAGCCGACCTTGAAGCGCTCTAGTGAGAGCGGTCCTATTCCGCGCTCGTAGAACCAATCCATGATTTCGGGATGGAGCGTCAACTCGTCGCACAGAGCGTCGGCTATTTTCGACGTGGCCTCGTAGCACTTCGAGAGGAGCGCTTCTTCTGGCGTCAATTCCCGGTAGAAGGGCGCGAGGTTGAACCCGGTCAGTTCAGAGATAATCTCAATCGCGTCGAGAAAACTACACTGGTGGAATTTCTCGATGAAGCGATACACGTCCCCGGCCTGACGACAGCCAAGGCACGACCAGACGTTCTTTGACGGCGTGACATTGAACGACGGGCTGTCGTCCTCATGGAAAGGGCATTTCCCGAAGAAATTCTTGCCCTGTTGGTGCAACTCGACATAACGACCGATAAGCGCGACCATGTCGGTCGCGTTGCGCAGTTCTTCCTTGACTGCGTCGATTGACCTAAGTCGCTTCATCAATCACTTGCTGAATCCTATCATCGGTTTCCAACTCTCTCCACATGGATTCCACGGCATCGACATCTTGGTAAGTGTCGCGGTTGTCGTCAACGGTGAGTCGAGTTGAACGGGTAACAAGGTCCTGGATACGGGTTTCACGACGGGCCTCGGCGATAATCCGCCCGTCGTCACGCCGTAAAGCGCCACACAGATAACGAATAGAATACACGCCACGAGGCCGTATTTCAAGCATTGTTCTCCGAATGAGTTTCGCTTCATACTTGCATACGAGGTCCGCCAGCCCAATAAGGTCTTCCACCGGGTAGTCGTCAACCAAGTAGTCAGTCTGGATTTCATAGAGAATCTCCGCATGCTGGTCGAGCGGTCTGCTGTAGCCCGCCGAAGCCAACAGAAGCATTTCGATTTGCAGTTGGCGTTCGTGCGTCCACGGCTCTGCGCCAAGCCTATTGCGGGCCTGACGGCACATGAAGGTCATACCAAGTCTACGCTCGACGGAACGATTTCAAACGCGGGCTCACGATGGTACATGTTCTCCCTGATGCGGGCGTGTTCTTCTAGCCATTCATGGCCTCCGACCATAAAGTCAGCGACCACAGCGTATTCCTTCCCGGGGGCAGGCCGGAGGGTTCGGCCGATGCGTTGATACAATTTGGTGGATGATTTTCCACCTCCCACGAGATTAACCGCGTCGAGCGATGGCAAATTAAGGCCCTCATCAGCAATCGAAGTAGCCACCAGAGAACGAATCTTCTTTGAGCGGACGTCATCGAGTGTAGCCTTACGGAATTCGTCGCTATCGTCGCCGGAGAGGAAAGCAGTGCGTACATTGTTTCCATTGAGTAATTCCGCCATTCGTTTCCCGTGGGCGATGCGGTTGACCAGGGTCAGCACTGTGCGCCCCGCCGCATGCCATTTGCGAGTGATGTTTGCCGACTGTTGGTTCAGCGCTTCATTTTTGACAATGAAGTGCGTTTCGACGGACGACCATCTTTCCGGGCCTTCGTATTTTTGACGCGGGGCCTCGATATCGAAGACCTGGATTTTCGGCGGGACGAGCCAGCCTCGACCAATAAGTTCTGACAGTGAGATATTGACGATGCGAGGTCCAAGAGCCGCCTCAATGAACATATCGCATCCGTCGTCCCGCCAGTCAGTTGCCGATAGGCCAAATCTAAAGGGGGCCGATATTGCGCGTTTGAGGATTTCGTAAATCGTATTAGCGGGTACGTGGTGACATTCGTCGACGACAATGACTTGAGCCTCTGACAGGCATCTTTCAATTCTGTCGCTGAAGCGACGAGCCCCAGTAGCATCCGACTCGTCTGTTTCGTCATCTCCTGTGACTCCTAGAGCGGCACAAAGTGTCTGAACGGTTGCAACTGTGATAAGGTTAGGAGCATAGACGCCTCCCCCGACCTGGCCCACCAACTCGGGGTACAGGCACATACCCGGAACCCGTCGCCCATCTCGGTCATCACCCCGAAGCATGTCGAGCATCTGATACATGAGGTCACGCCGATGGACGAGAATGATAGCGGGTCGTTCGTACTCGGCCACGATAGAGATAGCAACAGCGCTTTTTCCTGCTCCGGTCGCCATCCGCAAAACGCCGCTTCCGTGACGTAGCGCGGTGTCAACCGCTTCCTTTTGATAGTCGCGCAAGACAAATTCGTTGCGCGTCGGCATATACTGGACAGCCCCGCTGTCGAACTGCGCCCTTGCGTCCTGTATTTGGTAGTCGAGTTTGAGCGCCTGGAGAAGTTGGATGACCCGAGCCGCAAGGCCCGTGGGGAATTCCCGTTTTATCCTCGTCAAGAAATAGGTGCGGCCATCCCACTGCTTATTGCGATAACTCTGTGAGAACCACGCGCCTTGTTGAAGAAACGACAATTCCTTTCGGAGGTGGTTAAGGTGCGCTTCGTCAATCGGTCCTTCAAGTCTTGACCTTGTCGGGCCGAGAACTACGTGGACCATTGCCGTCACCTCCAATCCATTTTATCGTATCTGGAATATCTGATAGGCGGTCGTACTGAATGTCGATTAAATCGACATAGGCATCGAAGGCCTCGTAAATGTCACGCGCCTGTGCCTGTTCGATGAGCGCTTCCAATTCCTTACGCTTGAGCGCATCCATCGGCTTATTGACCTTCAGGCACGAATATGTCGTCATAAGCGCGGTCAGCACGTCAATGATGCCGTTTTCCAACACTTCCGGCAGGCGTTGAGGGCGGTAAAACTCTAAGGAGTATCGCCTCCAGAGCCCCGGTTTCGCCTCTTTCGAGGGCTCTGGATTCATGACGATTGTGCACCACGGGGTGCTAAAATCTTCCGGCTTCCGTCGGAAGACCTTGACGAGGTGCACAATCGGGTTGAATTTAGATGCGTCGGACATCTTTGGCTTCCTCTTGCAAGAGTTGGAACCCGGTCAGGCCCCGTGACGCGGCTTCGTATTTGAGTTTGCACACCGATGCGGCTTTCTCAAGGAAATCGCGCACGGCGATGCGGTTGGAATCCTTACCAGCATTGACTCGGACGCATCCCCATAGGCTGATGAGGAAGCCGTACATCCCGATGTAGTACGATTGCAGTTCTTGGCCGATAAGAACGTCCTGAACTTTCGTAAAGGACGCCGGAATCTCCATTTTCGGGTTGTCAATGATGTTTGACAGTTCGTCGATGATGTAGTCCGGGTCTTCATCGGCTCGGTCGAGAATCGTATCAAGTGTCAGCAATTATCCTGCCTTTCTGGCCGCTCGTTTTTCAGCGGCCTTCTCTTTTGCAGTTTTCAACTCACCGTTCCAGCGAGCGATGCCTGCCCTGGCGGTGGCATAAGCGTCGGCCTCATCCTCACTGCGAAACTCGACACCGTATTTTTGGAACAGTCGAAGTTTCGTATCGCTCTTGGACTTGGACCCGATGAATGAGCGAATCGACTGCGGAGATAGTTCGATAAGCGGGATACCTCGCTCAAAAGCAAATCTGTCTATGGCCTGATGAATGCGCCCCATTTCAACGGCCTTCATCGGCATGCCGTATGCTGGCCCCTCTTTCACGACAAGAGTCGGGGACCAGGGCTCGACATACGCGGCCAACTGCGTGATGAGAGCCTCGACCTTCAGCCCCACGGGCAATGGGCGCTCTGTACCGATTTTACCCGTTACTATGAGGTCCCCGTCTTTTCCCGGACGGAAAAAACAGTAAGCGAGATTGGCCGTTCCGGGGTCGATTCCTAAGACGCGCTCAGTCGTCCCCTTGAGGTTCAGGTACGTCACCATCTTCTGCAACCACCGTGGGGACTCTGACAGCGGTTTCTCTTTGGGCCTCGATGCCACGTCGAACCACCTCCATAAACTTGTCGAATGCTTCCGGGTCGGTCCTCAGTTCATCGAAAAACGCTTTCTCGCCATTCGCTTCGATGTCGTCAAAAACGATTTTGTTCCCGCCGACACGCTCATGGAAATCCATCCCCAGGATTTGGGAGCAGGCATAAGCGTCGGAAATCTTATCGAACCCTCGAACGTAGTTCAGGTCCACGTACACTTTGGCGAAGGGCGGGGCAAGTTTGTTCTTGTCCACCTTCAATTCCATCGTGTGACCTGTACGCCGCCCGCTGTCGTCTTTCTCGACTGGCCCGCGCTTATGGACCCACAGCCGCGTCGTCTGCGCGTGTTTGAGCGTCTGGCCCCCGGGCGAGTATTCGGGGTCGCCGAACATCACGCCGGGTTTCTGCCGGACTTGGTTAATCATCCAGAAGATTGTTTTCGTGTGGGCCAGCATTCCAGAAATCTGCGGAAGCCAATTCGCTCCCACCCTGGAGAGAGGAGCCATCCCCGAGGTTTCGGTGGCAGACCCCGCCCAACTGTCGTAGCATATCGCCTTGACCGCCGCTTCATATTTGCGAACCCATCTTCCGTTTTCATCCTCATACCCGAGGAGTTTTGTCACGAGCAAAAGCGCATCTTCGGCGTTGGGGACCTGATAGATGAGCAATTTTTTGGAGTCGATATCAACGCCGCACAACTTGGCAAGCGATGATGAATACGTCTTTTCCATGTCGATAAAGGCTACAATCGCGTTGGGGTCTTCGCGCTGGATTTGCGCGATTCCGAGCAACGCAAGAGCCGTCTTACCACTGTGTTCGGGCCCCTCAATCGAATGCAGGCGACCGAGCGCCCATCCACCAACGCCGAGGGCATGGTCGAGCGAGAGCAGTCCCGTTGAAATCACGGGGATATTACGGAGCGATTCAACCGTTGGAATCGCCTCATCGCCAAATTCCTTGACGACCATCTTGTTGATAGCGGCGATGTCAACGACAGGACGAGAAGACGGAGGCGCTTTCGCGCCTCCCTTCTTGTCTGCCGCAGGTTTGGCTTTACGCGGCATGTACCACGGCCCTCACAGCGTCGTCACCCTGGTCAATCAAGGCAACGAGTTTTAGCAGTCCCTCACGCGGGAGGGTTCGAAGCGCAGACCCGCCAGCGTAGGTGAAGAACTTGCGTGTCTCCCCGACGCCTGACAGTATCGGTGAATCTCCGACGTATTTGCGGATTTTTGCCTGCAATTCGTCGTTCGATAGCGCCTCGATTCCGCTGAACGTGCTGAATGGCACACCTCTCGGAATGACCCCCCTGTCTTGGAGAATCGAAGTGGCCGCATCAACGTGCTTCTGCTGGAACCCGGCGTTTGTGCCCTGTTGCACAATCCATTCGAGTTTCGGCGTCGGCAGTTCACCCATCGAGGTTCCCATCTGCCACGGGTCCGGCAAGGCCGCATAGTGTTCTGTCGGAGGCGGGGCAGGCGGGGGTGACGTGGACAGCCCGATTTGCGGGGCAGGGCGCGGCGTGACGTTCTTCTCCGGCGAAGACAGCGCAGGAGCAGGGGCCCCAAGTGCGGTCTGCGCGGGAGCCCCCGGCAATGCCTCTTGTTCCTCGCCGAGGACGTTGGCTTGGAACCACGCCCGCTGTTCAAGCGCCGTCATCGGCCGGACACCGTCGAACAGGTCGTAGTCGATGAGTTGCGGCACGTTCTTGTCCGCATACGCTTCTTGCACGGGAAAGAGAGACAGGTCGATTGGACCGGGGTCCATGACGTTTTGCGCACGAGTGACCTCGTAGCGTGTGTCTTCCTTTTTCGAGCCTGAGCGCTTGATGAGCCAGTCCACCTCGGCCGGGTCGATACCCAGCATGTTGAACGATTGGTCTTTGATAGCGTCTCCAATCGTCCGATTCATCCGCATCACCAAAATGGTGCGGGTGACGGCCTTCGTATCCTTGTCGGTCGTGTATTGGATGGCGTTCATGTAGAACGGGCCGTTGGACCGCCACGCAAGCGGACCTTCGTGGAAGATACACCCCTGGCGTAGGCCAGCGCACGACACCGCTCCCGCGACCTTCGCATCGCTCGGGGCCCAGTGTTGCCACCGTTGCTGGGGTTCTGCGTATTTCCCCGGACCTGCGATGAGGCGGACGCGAACGACCTCACCGTCCTTGAAATTGACAAAGGGAAGGCCGCTGTCACGCGGGGCATCCTTACCGAGTCTCCCCCATCCGCTGTTATTCATGAGCACCTCTTTCTGCTGATATATCGTCAAGCACACCGTTGATAACGGCATCCATGACATCTTCTTTATTCTGCCCGCGCCACCTGTCTTTGTCGTCAGACGGCACGTCCACCCATTGAATCTTCGTCGGGGTGGCAAAGCAACCGACGTAAACCACCTTGCGGGCAAGTTGGTCTTCGACGCCCCGGACGAAGAATTTCTGGACGGGTGACAATTCCGCAAAATGGGAAACGTCGAACGCTTCTTCGTAGAAGAAGACAGCCAACGCATCCATATTGCGAATCATTTCTACGTGTGCTTCGGTAAAGGCACCGACGTTGTTGAGCGGAGACGTTACTCCGATAAGGAATAGCGTTCGCTTGTCGTCAACTCCTCGAACCGAGCACAGGGTTGACCCGACAGATTCAAGGATGCCCTGCGGGTCTTCCTTGAGATTGAATCCGAGCCTCATAACGCCTTCCTTGTGTGGACGTAGTGCGGTCTTTGGTCTGTGAAGGTCTGCGGTTTCGGGAACACTTCAGCCACCGGAACCCAATGCTTGCCGTCTGTTGAGGCTTCGTACATTTCCGCCCGCTGGGTGTACGCCGCCTTTGCGGGCAGCATTTGGATGCGGATATGGTCCGCATCGTACCATGTCGCAAAATCGACCTTCCGCTTGGAAGCGCGATGTCGTAACAGTTTCATCATTTTCCTTTCATAGCGCGTGAACGAACCACCGACGGCCCACGATGGGGAATGAGGGCCTTGTCGAGTTGTGCTTGTATTTCTGCGAAGTCTTCCGGGGGCAGAAGCGCCCGGAGGCGACTGACCTCGGCCTCTACCGCCTTCTTCGTTATAGAAGTGTTCAGAAGCAGAAACTCTGTCCCCAAGATTTCCCGAACCCTCTGGGTGTCATAGTCGGAGGCGTTTTGATAGTCGGCATGCCATAGCCGATTACCCACTCCAACGTAGTCGAGTTTTTCCTGCTGTAGATACATGCGGAAGTCCGCATCCATCTGTTTCACGCGCTCATCGGCATACTTACGCACCGACGAGAACGATTCGCGTTCTTTGAACCACTCCTCCCAGTTCAAATTCGGGTCGGCCATGTTGTTCACGGCCTTCATCCTCAGCATGCGCTGGAAGGTTTGGCATGAATTCATCCGAGGGCACCATGAGCAGTACGGGTTGATTTTCTCCCGATTCGCAAGAAACTCTGCTTCTGACAACCCCTGATGTTCGGCCATTTCGCTATCTTCAACGTCCCGAAGCATCTTCGCACTGATACCGTCGAGGTATTTGACGAATTTGTCTTCATCGAAGTCTTCGTCTGACAAGGTGACGACTTCTTGTTCGTCGATATACGTCCAGACGAGCACTATTTTCACGACCTTGAAATGCTCGCCATTCATTGCGACTTGGCTTTCGATTTGGGGGATGAGAACATGTTTAGCGTAAAGGTAATAGAGGGTGGGCTGGACATCCTTGCTCGTCAACTCGTCCTTGTCCTTGACGCGCCCCGTCTTGTAGTCCTCAATAATAAGCGTCAGGAATTGTGGCCCCTGCGCACGGTCTATCGTCGCAACTCGGTCGATGAATCCTTTTACCGGACGTGTCCACTTTCCCAAGATGAAACCGTCAAAGGCGTGTTCTACGGCGATTGTAGTGGCGACGTGGATTGGTACTACGGGGTTTGTGCATTCCATCTCGAACAACTTCGCACACAGGTCATAGCCGCGCTTAAAAACGGCAAGACTTTCAGTGACCCGCTCTTGCGAGCACGCGGCGTAGTACGCCTCGTGGAGGCCCTCTAGAGTCTGGGGATAGCCGTTTTTCGGGTCACGCCAGCGCTCTGCGGCCCCGTGGACTAGGGTTCCAGCCTCGGTATATTGATTGCTTGTACGAACGCGAGTGTTCTCGTCGTATGCATTCAGCCACGCCGCCGGACAATCAACGTATTTGTTGATGCTGGAGGCTGACAGGTGCTTAAATTCCATTCATTTCTCTTTCTGCTTGAGCCGCCGCATCGCGGGGAACCTCAAACGTGCTCACGCCTTCTCTCCCTTGTTCAGTCCGGCCGCACAGCCGTGTCCGGGCGCGTGTTCCATCCACTCATCCGCGCCGTAGAAGTCCCACGGGATGCCGTTATCGCGCCGTCTTAGATACTTCCACTTGGAGAACAGGCCGCAAAGAGCGCAGCGGTTCATTTCGTCGTGCCTTTCGTCTTGGTGCTCATACGAACACGCAATAATTCCGCCCGCATCTCGGGCAACGATACCAAATCGCCTTGCTCATGCCGCAGTTGAACAGGTACTCGCTTACGCGGTCGAATCGGCCCTCGCGACTGCGGTCGTGCAAACCGAAGAAACATAAAATACTCACGGCGTCGTCTTGGTGCGGTTCGTCAGTTCTTCGATGGTCCCAATCATTTCGTGAAGTGCCCCGCAGAGGTTTTGTCCAAGTGATTTCAACATCATCAGGTTGTTGGTTTTCGAACGCTCGTCGCGCCAATCTGCTACCACTTGTCGGGAGCGCGCCACCAACTTCGCATACCGTCCAGGGTCCGCGAGCCTGCATTTAGCGCATTGTCGTTCCGACAGACTTTGGAGATTTACGCCGCAAGTCGCGCAACAATGAGCAACGCCGGAACCATCGCGCAGTATCTTCTCCTCGGGTTGTAGCGCGGCGAGGACCGCATCTACGGCCGCGTATTCTGCGGATGACGGCGCAACCGCGCTAGGTACAAACTTTCTTGCCACAGCGAGGGCCGCTCGTTCCCGCGCCTCATCGCTCACCACGACCCCGCCCTCTAGCGCGTTCAACTGCTTTTCTAATGCGCGGCGGGTTCTGTCTCCAGATGGGTCGGCTTGGATTTGCTTGATGCGGTCGCTCACCACGACCTTCGGGGGTGCGCCCGGCTTCGGTGATTGTCCGGGCGGGAATCCAGCCGCGTCACGCACCGCCGTCCAAAGTGCGGCCTCGTCCACGTCCCTGTCACACGTCCACACGCCTGCATAGTAGAGCGCACGGATGGCTTCGAGGAGTCGTTCGTTATATGTCTGCGCGTCATCCAACCGCCTCGTCAGGTCCCCGATAAGCCTGCGACTTATTTCGTGACTGCAGTCAATTCTATCTTGAACGCTCTGGCGCGAAATGTTCGGAGAAACATCGCCTCCCGGGGCCAGAGGGTTATAGACCTCTCCAAGCCAATCTCCCGTATTCGCTAACGGGAAGTCACCGATGGGTTCGTTCTCGGGGTACGGATAGCCGCACAGTCCGATAAGCCACATGAGGTTGTCGCGCTGATACTTATTGAGCGTCAACTCCCAGGTGCCGTCCGGGGGTGCGGGTTTGTGTTGGGCTATCGCCTCGTCGAGTTCGTTGGCGCACTCGTAGAGAGTTTGGCGGGAATCATCGGTATAACCCGGCATTACTGCTTGGTCGCGCCACTTCTTCGGCAGTTCAGAGAAGTCGGTCATTTCGGTGCCTCCTGATATGGCTCAACGTCAAGGCCCGCCTCGCGTAACGCTTCAGTCATATACCACTCAAGCGACTTTAATGTCGGCTCCGGGTTAAGCATATAAGACCGGACGATTTGGGCGACTTGTTTCTGTGAGATTATCATAGGTCAAATACCATTGGGGGATTTATCGGCTCATATTCGCGGGTGTTGATAGCGGCATTGAAGAACATCACACCGTCTCGTTCTTCAAAACCATACGCCTCATGAAGATGGCCGAATGTGTGGAGTTTTAATTGTTTCAATTCTGCAATCTTCTCTCGCAGAACGGGGCACCCCTTACGATTGTCTCGTCCCCCAAAATCATATTCATCATTGTTTAGATAGTGGGGTTTACGCATCGTATCATAGGTCCAATCGAGTATTCCCGCCGGGGGGCCGTGCGTGATGAGCACATTCGTATCTAGGGGAATGTTCGACCACACCTCCTGCGCCGAAGGATTTCCACGACTCCCCAGATTGAACGCCCAATCATAGAACGGTGGTTGCCACGGAGAACCGTAGAAAATGATTCCGTCGATGAGAACACCCGAATCTTCCAAATATGTCAACCCCGGCAATTCAGCAAGCATATCTGCAACCTCGATATGCGGGCGCAGTTTCCACCCACGAAATTCGGCCGGATGATTGGGGTCGAAGAAGAAGTCATGGTTTCCCGCGATGAACAATTTGTTCTCATGCGGTTGCGATGCCAGCCACGTTAACTCCGCACGAACCTCGGTTTCTGTGCCTCGAAATGTTAGGTCCCCAGAATGGATGAGCACGTCGCCCAATGGTATCGGGCGTTGCATTATCGGGCCATACGTATGCGTATCGCTGATGCAGACTATTCTCAATGTCCCTCCAATTTATACCAACGATGCACCCACACGATGGCGGCGTACCCCGAGCGAGTGGGGCGAGTTTTTCCGCTGTTCCACAGGACGTTGTTCTCTCGCAGTTGGAGAAGGGGATGACCAAGCGACTGGTGCTTGATTCCCAGTTCAATCTCTATCTCGTCACCCGTCGCGCCCATTATTCCCCGACTGCGGACGAATGATTCAATGCGCCGAAGTCTGTCCTGCGAACCGCGCCTTGAACGCTGGTACGCTATCTGTGAGGTCGTCTGCGGCGTTGCTTGCATCATTTGGACGCTCCCGGATAGTTGTGCATGGGCCACATGACAGGGGCGCGAAACAAATCGTGATTATAACTGCTATCGACGCATACACTGCTCGGGCCGCCATCGCTCATGATATGACCGCTTACATCGGCGCAGTCGTTTTGAAATCGGTAAACCAAAATCGAGCCGTACACATCGTAGTATGCGAACATACACACCAACAGCGTGATTCCAAGGGCGATAAGCAACCGACCTGTCCAGTATCTCACTTCAGGTTCCTTTCATCGACATCGGTGTGACGAGCGGATTGACCTCACCGCAGGCGCTACAGTAAAGCGGCGCTCTGTCTATCATCACGCCGTATTCGCTCCCGCAGTGCTGACATTTGACCCGCCACACTACGGTCTGCGCCTGCTGTACCATGCTTTCTAGGTTTTTGAAAAACAACATCAGTTCGGCCCGTTGGGCATGCAGACGACTTGCGCAGGGCACACGTCGCATTTCATCATGAACATGCCAGCGACGTGTGCATCGTAGGTGCGCATGAAGCCGTCACACCCGCCGCCTATAGCGTTGTAATTCGGGCAATGCATTTCTTCCCACGGGTTCACATTCGTTCCGGCTTGTATTCCTGACGACGCTTGCGGGCTCGGTCGGTCGCCAACTTGCGCTCCCGAATCTTCTGGCATGGGGGGCAAAACTTGGACCGGGTGCGGTTCTTCGCGTCTATCAGATACGTGTTCCGACAAAACTCCGATTGGCACAGTTTGCGGTATCGGTCTTGTTCGGGGACGGCCCGGTCTTTTAGGCTTTTTGCTTTTTGACTTGTCGGTGACAGATACTCCACCCCCTGACTCTGAAGCGACCTCTGCGCCCGCTTGACGTACGTCTTGTCGTACGCCCGTTTGCGCAACACTTTCAGCGGAAGCGGCCTTATCCGCCTCGGCAGCCGCCAGTGCCACTTCGAGTGCATCGCTAGAAATGGTTTCGAAATCCACATCGAGCCCACTACCACAGTCGGAGCAGTAGAAGACGCCTGGTACGACTCTTTTTGCAAGGTCGTGATTGCATTGCGACATTCATGAGCCACCTTTCTATAGACATATCGTCACGTCACGCCACCAAGGATTGACGCAACTGCAAATCAAAGTGCACCTACGACAAATGTCGCATTGCACAAGAAGGAACAGAAATCAGTGTGTGTCGAACACGCATCGAAAAACGATTCGCTTCGCTCATTCGCTTTCTCTGCTTGTGTTCACGTTCGAATTCTCGGTCCTGATGCAGAAACGAAGATTCGAACGATTGCAAAATGAAGTGCACCTATATGAAGATTTGACGAAAACGCTTGAATATGCCGAAAAGCAGGACAAAATGACGAAATGGTTCCGTAGTGTGGAATAATGAGGTAGAATCTTGCGCGGGCTTCGGCCCTCGTTGGCCCGGGGGTCTAATCTTTTTAGCGCGACTCATTCAGTTACATCGTCCTCTAGAGATTCAACGCCCCACCCCGGCTGGTATTCTATTTCTTCTTCGTTGTCTTCTTCTTCGTCTGGGATGTCGCCGATTATCGGGCTAAATAGTTCCCGCACCACTTGGTCGAGAGCGGCTTGGTCAAATTGTACGGATTGTGTGCTGGCTGTGGAGACTGGCGCGGTATTATATAGTCTTTCCATGTTTTCGGCCATCTGACGGTATTGGTCTGCCATTGCCAGCGTATTTGCACGGTCAAAAAGGTCAAACGATATCCCCTCGCGTGGGCGACTCAAATCGTGTCTGGGGATTTCCGTATCGTTGTGTTGCGGTTCCTCAAAGTCGTCGTTGTCTAGTTTATAGGGAGACATTCTTCATACCTTATTAAGTAAATCACGTCAACGGTGGCGACCTTTCCGCAGTGGATGCATCGGTACGTCAGTGGCCTATGTGGCGTTTGAGCATAATGGTTCGTCCATGAGTGGGCCCTTGGCTCTCTGTGTTTGGGCTCGTCAAAGGTCCCCTCAAAAACCCTTGCCGCTGTTGCCATTAGCGGGGTCGCCTTGGCGTACAGCCGATGCGTGAGGGCACAGATGCTTGCGTTCTACGCAAGCAGCGTTCGCAAACCATTATGCCCCTGCTGAATGGAATCCAAATGTGGAGGTTTCTGTTTTCGCTTTGCGGCGGGTCGTTGTGTTGCGGTTCCGCAAAGTCGTCCTTATTGAGCACCATCATTTAAGAGAATACCTTCACTTTCCTTAGAAATGGGTCAAACGCGAAATGAAATTCTTCGCCCATCACGCGACTTGTTAAGAAGGTCGGGAGGTAGCGCGTTCGTAGAGATATGGTTGCGTCATACCATCCTGTGAGGTAGATGGTGCCGCCAATTTTATCTGAGTAAAGGCGGACAAAGTTTGGAATCTTGTTTCGCATGGCACCGAGAAGCGTTGTCCGCGCCTTCAAGATTAAACTTGGCTGGTTATATTGGCTGTGTCGCGCTATATGGTCAGCAAACTCTGGTGAGCGGTTCATCTCAAGGCGAATCTCCCGTATTTTCTCTAGCGAGATTGGACGCTCAATGTACCTTGCAATTGCCCGCTGGGTGGTCGTGAGGAAGTAGTCGACCGCTTCGGGTTCCTTGAAATCTAATGTAGGAGGCTGCTGTAGAAGCATTATTCCTCGTTCCCGTTTGGATTGCATTCTGGGCAAGTCGGGTCGGAACACTGGAAAGAAACGTAACCTTCCTCCTCATCGTAGTCTGCGTATTCGTATTCATCCTCCTCGGAGTATTCGTATTCATCCTCCTCGGAGTATTCTTGATTGAGGCGCATGAATTGCGCTTCGTCTGTGTCTTTGTGTTTCGGCTCCTCGAAATCTGTCGTTTCTAATTTATAGGGTGCCACGATAGAACCTCCTGTGCGTCATGGCGAGCGCAAGGAAACCGCCGATGAGCGGTATCGTTGCGACCCACCATCCGCACCACATTCCGAATAAGCATATTCCTATCCATCCAAAGATGATAGGATACCAGACCAGTCGTAGGGCGTAGATATTGTAGCGTCTTTTCCGACCGTCATTCATTTGGTCGGAAAAGATTTCCATTTCCGCGCCGTGTTCAGCGAAGTCGATTATGTGCCTGCTTTCAGCAGAATAGTGGCCTTGATACGTACTCGCGAGAGAATGTTTTTCACTCTCACGATGGACGTATCGAGGATGTTAGCAATTTCCACAATGCCTTGTGGTTTTCGTCCGTAGCCTAGCGCCAGCAAGTTGCAGACGTCTCTTTCCGGCGTGGTTAGCCACTCCAGAAATTCTTCCATGTCTCGCTTGAAGCATACGTCGTCTGCAACGTCTGGTTCTTCTTTGTCGAATCCCCACTGTGCCATTTCGGCGGCAGTGGGGAACAGGACAGTGTTCTTGTGCACTTTGTGCCGCTCGTGCGTCAGGGAACGCACGGCGTCTCTCGCGCCGTACATTCCCTGTGCCGCACAATAGGCCGCCGGGTCATGGTTTCCGCGACCGTCGTCATCAAGGTCCACAGAATCAATCGCTCGATTCGCCCGGTAGAGAAACCCTTGAACGATGACATCTTGCGATGCATCGCTTGTGTCGTCTAGCGGATGTTCCTTGATGAAGCGGACAAGCGCAGGCCTATATGCGCGTTGCAACTCCTCAAGGAATTGCGAGCGCTTTTCTGCGCTTGTCCTGGCTTCCTGTATCGTAATCATAGTACGATTACAGGGGCCTGAGCCTGCGGAGGCCGGATAATCGGGATTCCGTCGACCATGTCTTCTTTCGTCGTCAACGGATTGCCCGCGATTATCTGTGCTTGTATCTGTGCCGCCGAGCAACCGTTCAGTTCGATACCCTGACGGGTGGCTTCTTGAGCGATTTTGGTTGCGGCCTCAATCGCTTTTTCGTCGGCCTCTTTTTGCTTCCGCAAATAGATGTCGTGTTCGGCATTCTCGTTGAGTTGCAGTTCGACGGCCATATCGACCTTGTCGCCCATCAACTCCTGGCGACCCATCACATACAGCATGTAGGTCGCAAGCCACGGATGCTTATACACGAAATCGTAGATTTCTTGGGGACGTTTCACCATCATCTCGCCCCACAGACAGACGTACTGTTCTTCCATCGGCTCCGCACGAGCCGCTAACTCGTTTGCCGATGTCGTGTAGAACATTCTCCATTTCTCGTCTATCTGTGCTTGCTGATAGGTGCTGACCGGGACCGTGTTCGCGGTATAAGTCCCGGGTTTCAGCGCCGGTTTCGGGCTTGCTGGAGGCGTAGTCGGCGTAAAAGCCGACGGCTTGCGACTCCCTCGCTTGCCTCTTTTATATTTGCGAAAGGAGTCTGAAACAGTTCCCAGGTCGTAGCAGTCGTCTTCATCTATTTGGCATCCGTATCCGTAGTGCGTGACGCCATACGGCGGCTGTTTATATGAAGACGGCGTGGAATAGAATAACGTGCTGTTCGAGAACCACACGTCTTTGTCGATTGAGCCTTGTTCTTTGTTGACGTAGAACACGCCGTTCTTTGTCATGAAGACGAGTTTGTTGCCCTTGCCGATTAGTTCGCCGACCATCTTCAGCCAGTGCTCTTTTTCGACCATTGTGGGGTCTTCTTCGAGCATTGGCTTGATGAGTTGGACGAAATGCCCGGTGTCTGACAGGTCCTTGTCCGGCGTTTTGACGCTCAAGATTCCGTTGTGCATCATGACCACGCCCGGAACCACGTCATACGGATGACAGTTCTCCAGGTCTTTCAGGCCATGAGTTGCAAAACGGAAATGGATGACTGTTTCGACGCCCTTGGCGTATGGCTCATACGTCTTGAGGAAATCGTCGATACCTGTCAGTCCCCTGTGGATGACGGGTTCTGAGCCGCGCCCTTCGGGATATGCGACTAGCCCCCATCCGTCTGAATTTCGGCGTAGTCCCTCCCGAAGGGTCCATTCGGTCAGTTCTCGTTCGGCTGGTTTGTGAATGATTACGCACATACTATGCGGCGTCTCCTTGTCGTTGTTGGCTGTGCATCCACGATTTCAGGTGTTGGCACAGCGAGTGTTGTTGGCTGTGGAGCCTGTTGTTGGGTTTCTTGCATGGCGACGGGTCGCGGTTTGACCTTGAACATTCCGTGCCCGTAGTTTTTGAATCCCAGGAAGGCGAATAACGCAGGATACGTTTTTCGTTCGTCCTTGACGAATTCAAAAAATTCCTTGAGGCATTGTTTCTGGATGAACGCGATTCTCCCTGGTCGCGTGAACATGACCAGAGCATGCGCGAATTCGAGGTTCTTCATGAACGTATTGTAGTTGAGCGTTGAATTGAACATTCTGAATTCGACCGTGTTGTCGTTCAGCCAATTCAACGCCATGTAGCGTCTGCTTGCGCCCGATTGATATTGCGGCTTGACGCTTCGGGCGGTGGAGCGCCTGTCGTCTCTGCGTATCGCCGCGAAGTTCCCGCCGTTGCCTGTGGTGAGGCTTCGTCCTGCGATGTCGGTTACGAGTCCGTAATGGTCTGGGTGACTGAGAAACTGCCACATGCGCCACAGATGGGCCGCAGTTTCGCCAAGTCGCGTTCGACTCTCACGAACCCCCGGCGATAATCCGGGCACGGTTGGTTTGCGCTTTTCAATCGGCTCTAGAAATGGAGGAAATGACATGCCATATCGGCCGATATGGATATGCATGCCGCAGTTGCCTGATTCGTGCCCCCGCAAGCGTTGGTTGCGCTCTTGGAAGAATCGCCGCCATATTCTTGCGTGGTCGTCGAGTCCTGCGGGTGCGCTGACGATTTCGAAACCGCCTGCGTATCCGCTCAGTGAGCCGTCTTGTTTGAGGAACGCGAATCGTCGCCCATCTTCATGAAGCAACGTATGCGTGTGCGTGGCGACTTCTTGCACGACACTGCTTGAAATCAAGCGCCCATCGCCATCTCTATTCGGCGAGCCCAATCCTTGGACTTCGACCTCTAATTCGACGCCGAGCAAGATGCCGTCTTTTGGACGTGGGAATGGCGCACAATATCCCAGCACGTTGTCTCCGTGGCCTGCGATGTTGGGCGGCTCTCCCAAGAGCCGGGGGTTGAAATCGAGGTCGCGCGGGCGACTCATGAAACAGTGCGCACAAATGCTTCTGTCTCTTGAGGACATTTCTGATTGTCGCCAGAGGACTTCGCATATCGTGCATCGGCTGTAGAATCTGTCACGACACGGAATGCATATCGCCCGATATTCGTCTATATGCATCGCGGTTCGCAGGAACGTCGTTTGGCACTCTTGACAATGGGTGTAATTGCGGGCGCAATGCGGGCACACGCGCTTTGCCTCTGACGTGAGCGTTCGCGTGAGGCTTGCAATCGACGGACTGTTGCAATCGGCGCAAACGCTGATTGAGACTCCGATGGCCTTGCGGAGCCACCTTACGTATTTGGGCCCTTGGTGGCGCTTGAGGTTGAATTCGAGGAAGACGGTTCGGATGGACTGCTGATGTCCTCTTTTGATGGCCGAAACGATACGCTTTGCCATTGACAATGACCCAGAGTATCGTTTCGGTCCTTCTTCAGCAACTGGCGTTGGCACGGTTATGTTGCTCCTTTCGGCGTGTGAGTCATTCGATGCACTGTTGCCATCAGTTCATCGAGCGTGTAGTTTTCGAATTTGCGTTGGCCTTTTGCCTTACGCTTTCGATTGTGCGTTCTCTCTGGTCCTTCGAATGTGGTCTTACAAATAGCGCACCAATAGAGTGCTTGCGTATTGATGCGCGGTGCGACATGTCGATTGACCAGACAGTTTGGGCAGTCTGGTTGTTGCATGATATTCCTTTCAGCGAAACGCTAGAAGGGATTGCGTATGGGTTTAGCCCTCAGCAATCATACGAGGGGCTTGCGCCCCCCGCGTTCCGCGTGGGTTGGAGACTACCGCACTCTCTGCGGGGAACGACCATGCGTTGACGATGGGCGCTCACCCTCGATGGTGCACGTCCGATAGTCGTTGTTCACGATGACGCGCTTTCCGCTCATCAGCGTGATGACATGCTTGCCATTGTCCTGAATCTTGACCTTCTTCACGGACTCGAATTCGATTTCGGTCCCGTCCGCGAAAAGATAGGTCCGCTTGAGTTGAAACGGTGTGGGCATTGATTCCTCTTTCGTTTTGTTGGTTGAGTGCACTCCCATATTGGGGGCTCTCTCACGGTGTCGCCGCTTGAGAACCATACGCGGGAGTGCTCCCGCGCGTTGTTATTCGCAGTCGTGTTCAGGAACGAAAACGACGATGGGGACAAGGAAGCCGTTTACCCCGTTCTGATTGACTTTCGTCATTTTTGCATTCTCGTCGTAGTGGTAACTGTGGTTTTCTTCGAGATAGTAGCAAGACGAAAGCAGTTTGACAGCGGCTTTCCAAATCCGCCATCGTTTGACTGTGTTCCGTTGTAGTTCGTCGTCTATTCTGATAGACACTTATTTCCATCCTTTCGCTTTGGCGCTTTTGATGTTGCATTTCGTCGCATACGCCTGCATGACTTTCGGTGTGCACCACGGATGCGCTCGCATTCGTAGCCCGCTTGGTGTCACCCATTCGTAGAAGAATTCTGTATCGTGAAATGTCGCCAAGTCTGTGTAACACAGTTTGCATTGGTCCATTTCACGATTGTTCTCGGCCGCGATTTTGTCTGCGTCGATTGCCCTGCGCACCATGCGCTCGTGTTCGCGCCCATTTATCATTGCGGCCTGCAATGCCCAAACACAAGGCGTGTACCGTTTGGTGCAGTTATATCACAGTCTTGGCAACGATAATACTGCGCCTGGGTGCGGCTTGCTCCATTGTTGTAGTCCCATCGGTGGGGAAGCGCCAGTGGGGGGTCGTGGTGGATGGGTTCGTCAAAAGAACCTTCGATTACCCTCATGAGCACCCCCCAAATACGAGGCGAGTCGCCCCCTCCCCAGTAGTGATGCCACATGTTGTGCAAATGTAATGATGTCTTCTCTCATCGTATAGCCATGCGTGGGGAAGCGAAGTGCTTAATTCCCTTCTGTCTGCGTCGTCGTTTTTCGGTTCGTCAAAAGAGCCTTCGATTACCCTCATGAGCGCGTCTTCAGCGCTTCAATCAGGTCCAGAGCACGTTCGTTGTGCCGTGCTCTGGCTTCCTGTGTTGCGCGGGAATCTTCACCTGTGAGTTTGCGAGCGAAATAAAGCACCTTTTGCGATGCCTTATACGGTTCCCATTCGGGAACGTGGAATCTGTCTGTGCTCATCGTTGCGCTTTCTTCTCATCGCGTGACAGGTGGCGCATGAACAGGTCTGCGCACAGTGTTCCGATGCGCTCTCTTAGGTGGTCGTATTCACCTTTCCAGAACGCACGTTGCACTTGGTGGTCTTTGTACGCGTCGGTTTTCGCCGTCGCGCCCATCGCTTCACCGCATGCTTTCATTTGCTCGCGCGCATGCACTATCTGGTCGACGATTGCGTCGTCGAGATTGATTGTGATTTGCATATTTGCTCCTGCATTGGAGGTTGGGACTAGACAATAAAAAGTAACCCCCACGATTTTCTCGTGGGGGCTGCTGTCCTTCTTATTCTATGTGGTCCCAGAAGAAATGAAACCGCAATTCTGCTCCCGTTAACGAGGTTAGATATTGAACCTCGAAATGCCCTTCTTGTCCGTGGTCGTTAAATTTTTCTATAAACTCGTTAATAAGTTTTTGTGTTGTTTCGTTGATGTGCGTAAGTTTTGTAACGATACGGAAATTTTCTAGAACTGTTGGCCGTCTCATTCGTTTAGGCCTACTTACTCTGATATATCAGCGATGCCGTCTAGGCATGCTTTGGCGAGGTAGATGAGGCCCTCTTTTGTGATGCCGTCTTCTATGAGGTAATCAACGAACAGCGTCAGGTCTTCGTCGCCTATGTAGAGCGCCAGCATGCCTGCGGCGACCGCACAGCGACGCATGCCTACTTCCTCGGTCATGGCGCACAGTTTCTTGAATTTGTCTGTTGGATTGAATTTGCCTAAGCGAAAGTTGCGCACGGTTAACCTCGCTTGTTGCGGTTACAGCGTTGCGACTTGTCTCGCGTCCGCTGTATCTGCCGTGCTTTACGCGCCAGTTTTGCTTTCGCGCGTTTAGCGATGCGATGCGCACCACCTTGCTGTTCTGTTTCAGCGATGTGGTGGTGGTGGCGCGGTGCGAACGGCATTTTGCTTGTCTTGACCGCGTTTGCTAACCCACTTGACATTTTCTTTTTAGGCTCCCTTCTTCGTGTCGATAGTTTCTATTGCGCGGATGAGAAAGTTTGCCTGTTTTATTATTCTGTTCAGGTTTTCTCGCATCCGTCTAATCGCATCGCGCGCTTCGAGTAGGTCCATCGCTAGGTCTTTTTCGCGCTGCGAGGTGTGAAGCCCAAAAATGAGCGTTCTGCACTTGTGGTCTGAGACGTTCATCTTATGGCCCCCACATCATTCTTATTTGAGCCCATCAATTTTATCCTCGATTCTATCCAGCCTTGCGAAGATGAGGATTGTGCATCCCAGTGACACCAGATATTGGTCGCTATGGCCGAAGATGAGAATTATGAGCCCACAGATGGTTTGGAGAAGCGGCATAAGATTGTATTTCACTTTTGCGTTGTCCCTTCTCACCACGAATTGAGCGGTGTGAATTTGACGGCAATCCACACCGCACCATAGAACAGCGCGACGAGGATGAGGAATTTCGCGATGCTTTCTAGAGCCTCGCGAGCAGGGCGCTTTCTTCCCATGTGTCGACCTCCTGCTTCACATGTTTGCGCTTAAAGGTGGAAATCTGTTGTTCATCACCCATGATGAATCCGTAGCCTGGAATGTGGGCACCTAACACGGGCCGACGTTGTCCGTGCAATCTCACCTGCATGGTGCCGTCTGCGTATCGCTGGCAGATTTGGGCCACGCGGCCCATGAGCCTGTTCTTGTGGTCACGCGCATACGTCGGTATGCCGCCGACCTTGGCCTTAGCCATTCGTGTCGCCGAACAGCCGTTGCATTTTCTTGTGCCATTCAGCATTGGCGTTTGAGACGTGATTCAGCGCTAAACGCGCGTTCTCACGTTTGATGATTTGACGCGCTTGCTCAAGTGCGTCTGTCGGTTCGCTGATGAATTGCGGGTCGTTTTTATCCCACATTTCGACACCGTCCTTTGCTATCGGCTATTCCAACGCGCATATACATGCCGTCCGCTGGAATGTGCCATACTGCCCGCTTTCACGGGCAGAACGGGTGTCTAGTTATGCCAGCCCAGCCCATAGGGCCTTTTGGTAGAGCGCTTTCAGCCGCCGCGCTAGTCCGCGCAGAATCGTGCGCGTTCGTTGCGCTTTGACTCGTGCGAGGCGTTCTTCACGCCAATTCATCGCTCTCATGCTACCACCAATTCCTGACTGACCGTGCGCGTGAATCTAGCCGCGAATTTGGCCTTGTGGTTAAGATAGTCGAACACGTCCTGGATTGCACGGCGCAGGTTGCGCTCTTGCGTTGCCTCACTACCTTGCATGATTGCTTTCGCATGACGTGTGCAGAACCTGATTTTGCCGCTGTAGTTGTGCATCTTTCTGTCGGGCTGAATCAGGGTCACGTCTGCGCCCTGCCAAACGTCGTACAGGTCTGCCATCCACTTCGGCAGGCCCATTTCGAACTTCAGTTTGCATTTGGCAGGTGTGGCGCAGAACGCGACCGGATATCCGCTCACGTATTTGACGTGACAGCATCCGGTGTGCATGGATATGCTGCTTTCTAGCCGCGTTTGTGTTCGGCTGATTCGCTTGCTTGTTTCGCCTGTGCGAGGCGGGCCTGGATTCCTTCGACCATTTTGGCGCTGAACGCCGCAGTGGATGCTTCCACCTTGGAAAAATCCACCAATTCCCGTAGGGTTTTCATGGGTACTCCCTTCCGTGCGTTATGCACGCCGAAAGGCGCGACACTTTCGTCCGCGCCCTTCCGTGTGAATAACGAGGGCACCTAATGAGATGCCATTTTGGCAGGCACCTATGCGCCTGTGGATTGCCGGGTTGGTTCGAGGGCACCTAAGGGGCACCTAGGTCATAGGCACATATTCCTTTCTGTGGAATGAGGCAGTCCCTCAAAGCAGGATACCCGCCTTAGCCGATACCCTGGTTTGAGGGGGCGGAAGGGTCGCCCCCTCCGCCCGCCTGTTATCGCGGGGCGCGTTTCCCGGCTTCTGTCCAAAGGCGATTTGTCGCCTTCTGGGGCCGGAGTCCTTTTGGATACCGCATTTACGCGGTCGCCTGCCGCAGGACTTCTTTCCCCAGAGCGAGGATGAAGTCCAAGCGGGCCTGTTCGCGGGCCAAGTCCGCTCTTTGCATTTTGGTGACGTTTCCGACGGTCGCAATCGCTTCGACTGCCGAACCGCTGTCTGCGATGATTTGTGAGGCGACATTCGCCAGGGTCGTTTCCTCTGCCGCGATTGCCTTGGCGGCTTGGTTGTAGAAGCCCTTAACGCTCGGGCCGACGTTCTTCTCGGTTGCTTCTGTGGTGGTGTTTTCGGTCTCAAGTGTGATGGACATTTTAGACCCCTTCTTTTGAAGGCCCTGTTTCCCGCGTCAAATGACTGTCCGGTACAGGTGCCACGCATGGCGGCCGTTTGACGGGCCGCCTAGGGGTTTCCATTTGAATCCCTGTGCTTTCTCGCTCCCTGCGTTTCCCGTGCCATAGGGAAACCAGGTCTGCTTTTTCCCTGACCTACCTTATCGTTGCCCCCGCGCTTACTGACACGCGCGAGGGACGGGTAGCCCCTTTTCACCCGGGATATCGGTGCTGTCGCCCGCCTGCGTACGTGGAACGTCGAACGCGGGGCCTAGCGAGCGCGAGAAACGCGCGCGTCCTAACGGACGCATGAAACTAGGCGATAGATTTGCCGCTTTGCGGGACGTAGTTTGCCTGTTTCATGCACTAACGGTAGCGTGGGACAGGTATAGGACGCAAGGCCCAATTTATGTCCCGTATAGTGGGTTTCGTCCCGTATATAGGGACAATTTGTCCCGGAGCACGATAATGTCATTTTGTCAAGGTCCTGCCCTTATTCCCACACGGCGGGACGCACACGACTGTCAAGTGCTCGGTTCCGTGTAACGGTACAAGAACCACGAATTTGTCCCGCAGAGTGGGAATTTCTGCCCCATTGTCCCGGGGGGTGGGATTGTGCGTGCTGTGGGGGGCCCCACAAAACACATTTTTGGTATTTTTCAGAATAAAAATGTGACGGGACTTCATATTTCCCGCATAGTGGGATAAGTGGGGATAGGGGTGGGGGGTATATTTTAAGTACCGTTACACGATTTCAGTACCGTTACAAAATCAAGTACCGTTACAAAGAAAAACCCCTTAATAGTTAAGGGGTTAAGTACCATTACAGGAATTAAGTACCGTTACACGGAATTAAAAAGGGTCCCATCTAGTCTGTTGGGAGCCCGTTGCCAGTACGGGATGCTTCGAGGGTTCCCGCTACCCCATGCCGTGCAATACTCGCCTGCATCGGTTCGGGCCGCATGAGTCTCCACATGGTCTGGAAGCACAGCGCTGTCGCCAGAGCATCCCCGGCGGCGGTGTGGTATCCGGACAGCGGCACCCCGAGTTTTTCGCACAGTGCATCGAGAGAGACGATTTCCCCGAAGCACAAGTATTGCATCGTGTACGTGTCGAGGTAACGGCGGGAAAGTCGGTGCATGGATTCGGGTGGGACGCACAGACGAAGGAACGAGATGTCGAAGGCGGCGTTCTGGTAGATGGGAAGCCAGGGTTCGGTAATTGGATTGGTGTCGTATTGTTTCAGCGCTTTGTAGAACTCGTAGCCCAGCGCTCGGGGTCCCATTTGCCCCTCTAGGGTTGTGGGGGTCATCTGGTTAATGGCGTGTTGCCCCAGCGACCAATCGTTCCACTCGACATCTCCGGGGTTGCAGGATTCCGCGAACAGCCGTTTTGGCTTCGTCATCGCCCCGCTGGGGGCGATTTCGAAGTGGTAGGCCGCGATGGACAGGATGCCGTTGATGGTCGGGTCCAGTCCCGTCGTCTCGGTGTCGATGGCTACGAACTTCACGAGTATATCTCCTCTTGGTCACAGCGTGGGCAGAAGACCTTTTCGTGGGTCCCGGCCGCATATTCCAGGTCGCAACGGTCGCAGTGCACGGTCCAATCGGCATAGTTCCTCGTCGTCACGTCGATGACGATTTCAGAATCTATGCTTACCGTTTGAACCACGATGGTTTTGTTGATGCGGCGGAGTTGCCAGTTCAATTTCCCGAGCATCGGCCGAAGGTCTGAAATTTTCAGGGTCGCCTGGAGGGGTTCGCCCGTGACCTCTTTGATGCTCATGTCGCTCTCCTGACTCGGTCTTTGACCGCTTGGATGGTTTTCGATAGCCCTCCCCGAGAGTCGGCTTCGGCATTGATGCAGTCATTGACGAATGCGTCGAATTCTTCGGCCGAAAGAACCGTCGATGGTCGCTGGGTCGCCGCTCGGAGGTCTTCCCATTGGGCTACATAGGCCCGGGTTATCATCTCGACTAGGTGTGCACCGTAAGAATGGACGCTGGAGGGAATCCCGCCACAATTAAACCATACGTACCGACAGGTACACGAGCCGCCCAGGGAGTCAATCTCTTGTATCCGGTGTTCGTTGATGACCTTGCGCGTCGTGTCTTGCATCAGTCCCCTCCTACGGAATCGTCGACATATCCTTGCTGTTGGAATACGGCCCTGTCGGTCAACAACTCGCGGCCCAGGTATGCAAGCGAGTTTTCGATTCGGCCCGTGCGAGGCCGCCCCTTCCGAACCTCTCGTGGGATAGTCGGCTCGTTGGGGGCGGGGATTTGCACCACCATCAGCGTTTCGTCACTTGGCCGCGTGACGGCGCTGGCGTGGGGCCTCCGGTCTGCTTACTTTTGGTTTGGGTAAACGCCCGCGACCGGATAAGGACGACTTGTTCCTCATCGAAGGTTTGATTCTCGACGGGTTTCCCGTCTTTCATTTCCTTCGCCTGGATGGTGATGCGGACGCACTTGTTCAGCCATTCCGTCCGAGCGACGACGATGCCCTCGTATCCGGTGATGCCGTCCTTGGCGAGGTCACCGCACTGGATGCTGGTGTTCATAGGGCCTCCTTTATGGGGGGCAGTTCGTCACCGACCTCGATGACGGTGTGAGTGTTCGGACGGGGTGCGGGGACGTATTCTTTCAGTTCTATTCCGGTGACGAGGGCGTTCACCTCAGCCGTTTGTAAGACTCGCGTCATCACAAGCCAGCCCACGGCGCAGATGGCGGCTGTGTTGTAGTCGGTATAGGGTCCGAAGAACGAGTTGAGGGCGTAGACGGAAGGCCCTATCAAGAGCGCCAAGCCTATGATTTCCGTCAATCGCCAGAGAGCCTTATACATAGTTTGCTGTTCCTTTACGATGTTGTCGAATTTGCGACAACTTCATCAAGTTGCTGTAATTCCGACCACGATTCTTCTTTTGAGTGGGTGTGGGTGATATGGACCCCGTGACAGGCGAAGCACTGGTAGGCTCGGAGGTATCCGGCCCCGCCGCGCTGACGGGCCCGGATGACTGCCATTGCTTGTCGCATGTCGTGGTAGCGCGTTTTTGTGTAGCATCCGCGATTCCGAGCCCGGATGCGGGCCCTCCCCACGGTTAGATATTGAATTCCAACTGATAGAACAGTTGGGTATTCACCTGACCCTGGAGCGTGTGCGTGTTGCGGTTCGGGGGAAGGTCGATTTTGTCGAACGGACGTGCGCCGATACTGAATCCAGCGTTGCGAAGGAATTTCGCTCCGCTCGGCATCTTGATTTCGGCCGCGATTTCGAACTGCGGACGAAAGACGCAGGCGTTCTGACCGACGCTATCGGCGGCCTTATGACACGCATCGGCACCGATGATTCCGGCATTGAGCGAAAGAGCGTCGTTGCGGGTTTTGAACGCTCGATAGTCGATACCGTAGTTGGTCGACCCTCCGGGTTTGGCACTGACATTGGGGACGAGAGCGAGGTTGAAGCGGTCATCGGCAAACGCAGGGGTCAGCGAACCGAACCACAGCGCCAGCGCGAGGAGCATGAACTTCATTGGGTCTGCCTTTCATGAAAAGAAAGGCGACTGTGGACAACATTACCAGTCGCCTCTACATGTATATCGGCACGTTTGACGAGCCGACGAGTCTATATTCTTGGGGACGCTAGAGGAGAATTTTCATGTCCGACACTCCGTTTACCCCAACGGTTGGTTCTTCTACCCGGGACGGCTGGGTTTGTGTGAGCGCGGCAGCGGCTGGCGCGAATACGGCAGCGGCTCCGTCTACCTATCCCAATATTGGACGGTATAAGGTGACGAATCCCGCAACAGGCGATTCGTTGCACATGGTAGCGTCCACGACTGCGTCAGCCACGGCTGGCATTGACGGGTCCCCGACGCAACTGACGCTCGTCAAACAGGTCTAGGCAAGCGCGGGAGCGATGTCGATGACTTGCTCCAAGACTTTCGTCGGGTCCCCACCGCCAACAGTCATGAAATACTGAACGGTGCACTTTCCGGCTGTCGGAAAGTCATTTTTCGTCACAGTTCGGTTCATCACCGTGTTGTCGGTGCCATCAATCGTCATGGAGAGCGCTCGGGGACTTGCATCTCCGACGCCCTGGACGTACAGCGTTCCGACTGCGCCAGTCTGATTGACTCCGGTATAGACCTTGAACGTGAATCCAGCGCTTCCGGCGACGATGAAATTCGAGACGGGGTTCGACATCTTCAGTCTCCAGCGGTTATGATGTACGTCTTACAGACGGGTGCGAGAAGAATGTAGGTCTGTGGGACCGAAAGCGTGATTTTGAAGGTCGCGCAGACCGGAGCGTACAGATTGTAAACCGTTGGAACGGCCATTTTTGCCACGAAAGTGCTGCAAACGGCCATAAATCGGTTGAAAATTCCCCGAATCAGGTTTACGAAGGTCGCAGCAACCGAATCTGTCGGCGCGGGGATAGAATCTGTCACATTTCGGGAAATTGCGACATTTCTCGTCAAATTTTCGGAAATTGGCCCCAAAATGTCCGAAATTGCTCGATTTTGGGCCACATTTCGGGTGATTTGTTCGGAAATCGCGTTCAGGGTGTCCGAAACCGACATCGTCATGTGTGAATTTCGGGTCACACTGTCAGAAATTGACCCCAAAATATCTGACACCGAGCGCGTGAAGGACTGCGCGAGCCGGACTACGCTATCGGTCGGGGCCGGAACGCTGTCGGTCACGACCCGGATGACGCGAACAACCCTCGTTGTGCTATCGGTCGGGGCCGGAATGCTGTCAGACACTGAGCGAGTGAAGGACTGATTCGCCCGCGTGACCGTATCGGACAGCCCAAGAGGACCATCTGGCACATTTCTGACGAGGGAAAGTCCGCGCGTGACGGAATCAGAGATTGCCGCGAGTGAATCTGTCACCGCCCGAAGCACCCCGTGTGTCCGGGTGACAGAATCTGATACAGCCGGAATGGCATCGGTGACAGCGCGAGTCAGCCCAACAGCCTGCTGAGGGGTATCGCTCGGGGCGGCCAGTGAATCAGATGCCGACCGGACGAGAACGATGAGCCGAGTGGGAGTGTCGGTCAACGCTGCAAGTGCATCTGTTAGCGCTCGCGACAGATTGACACCGCGACTTACGTTTTCCGTTATAGCGGACAGGTTGTCGGTTACGGCTCGGGGCAACGCCACCTCTTGTGTCGGGGTATCGGTGATTGCTCCCAGGGTGTCGCTTGGTGAGCGAGCGAGTGCGACGTTTTGACCCGGCGTATCGGTGACGGCGTTCAGCGTATCCGACGGTGAATATGAATAAGCAGCGGTGAGGTAAATAAGTGATTGGGCCTGAGACGGTGTGAGGGGCAGGGACCATCCCCGGGCATAGCCGTTTCTTAGTCCCTTAAACGTAAAAAATGCCATTTCCCGGGCTGAATCATTCGTCCGGGTCAGGAGGCCGAAACTACCAGACATTTCGCCCCCTTAGTTATAGCCGCTTCGGAGACTGCCCCAAATCGTTTGAGCGCTCGCTGCGCCTGCAAGGAATTGAAATCCGAGCGTATGTCCGTCGTACAGTCTTTCAAGGGCGGCGAGTTGTAAAACCATGTCACGCTCGTTCCACTGCGAGCCGATGATTGGCAGATAAGCAAGGGGGCGAAGAAGTACGACATTGACGATGCCTGTGGTTGTGTTGGCCGTATCCACATTGAGCGTTGAGATGGCGGTGATGCCAGCGTCTCCTGCCGCAAGCGGCATGGGACCCACCATATCGCCAATTTTCATGATGGCGGCAGGGGCGGTGATTGACCCTCCGACTTGCCCTGCGCCGTTGACATCGCCCGTGTACGACAGGAGATGAGCAACAAGCGTCGAGCCTGTGGCGGACGCTGTTGTGAATTCGAGCCACGCTTGAACCGTTGTGCCCGACGTGTAGCGCGGGAGGGCCGTTGACGATATAGTTTTCGAACCTGTCGTCGTCGTGCCGATTCCCGAGACAGCGACGAGGCGGTCGTAGACCATCAAAGCGCAGTTCTGCACCGCAGACGCTCCAAATGTGAGCATGTGGCGTGTTTTGGTTGAGACGTTCGGGAACCCGATACCGCCTGCCGTCGTGGAATATGAGGTTCCCGGAGTCGTAGCGGGAGTTGCGCCTGCCGCAGGTGCACCGGGGTCCGCCCAACATGTGTGCCATACGGCGGTTGCTGTTGGCGCGGTGCCCGCTTTGAAGAAATCGTAATGGTCCGATTGACCGCTTGCGGTTATCGCTTGGATGAGTTGGTCATACGAAGAAAAACCCACGTTACTGCGAGTAGACCCACGTCGTGCATTGAAACGCGCCGCCCTTGGCCCATTTCTGATAATATGCGGCCGGGATGTCCTTGACGACGCCTTCGAAATTGCCGACCCACGGCCACGAGAGTTTCTTCCAGGTGATGACTTCGTGAACCATTTGCGTCGTTGCGAAATAGGTGCAGTTCGCACAGCCACCCATTTGCAGACAGGCCGGAGGCATGTAGGGCGGAATGGTCGCTTGTGCATCGGGAACGAGCGGCGCGTTCACTCTCACAAGGCCGATGGGCGCTTCATCGGTGATGGGAGCGGCAAGCGCTGGCGTTGCCAGCGGGCCAAGGGGCTGCGGTTTACTCGGTTGCCCGATGGAGTAAATCATCCCGCAACAGATTGCGAAGATGAGGACATTGCGAAGGGTGGGACTCATAGTGTCACCGTCCAGTTTATGGTGATGGTGTCGCCGTTTTGGGCGACGGTGCCCACGGCAGGCAAGAGTGATTCAAGGAATAGAAGTGAGCCAGCCGCTGCAAGGGAGTTGCACATGACGACCTTGGCGATGGCGACTGACGATGAGCCCGTGTAGGTGAAAACTTTCGACAAAAGATACTGTCCGGCTGAAAAGGTCGGTTGAATGAACGCCCGAGCAAGGCCGCTCCCAGTTTGTTCAGTGGCTGCGGCTCCTGTCGTGCCGTCTGCGAACAGTCCGTCTGCGGTACGCAGAACGTCGCCCGCTGCTGCGGCGGCCGAGTTCGTGCTTAGGCCGACCCAGAGCGCGGCCCCAGCGAACGGAAGAATCGCATACGCTGCACCGTTCGAGGGAGTTGTTCCGGCTGCGCCGGACGAGGACGCCATGTTGTACCACTGGTCGACGGTGATGACCGTTGCCGTGTTGGACATGATGACGCCATAGACGCCCGCTACCGGACAAACGATGATGTGGCCCTGAAGTGAGCCGTTGACACCGCCGGAGGTCGGGAATGCCGCGCCAGAATTGGTAAGCGTCGTTGCGCTGGGGGCAGAAGACGCTGTGCCCGTTACGCCAGTGTAACCTGTTGCGTTCGCGGTGATGTCGCCCGCCATAGAGAGGCGTTGCCACTGGTCGCGGCCCATCGTGGTTCGAAGATTGTGCGAACGCCGAACGGCTTTGAGATTGCCCTTCGCGTCATGGATGAGAAATTCGACAGGGTTGTATTGTTTACGGTAGCCGTTGATGAACGAACCGACATCCAAAACACCACTTCGCAGATGGCGAATGTCTTCCCCGAGCGCTTTGAGGGTTAGCGGGCGCGGACGAACGCTTGTTCGTTGGGCTGAAAGGCGTTCGGTAATTGCGGGCATTGCTTGTCTCCTGAGCGAGATGGTGACAAGCAAGAATCTAGTCTAGTCGTCGCGTTGGACGACACGACTATATTATGCGGAGCAATGGTTTGGTACGAAGAACTTTTCGAAATGTGTGCTGACTTTCGGCGCAGGCTGTTGCTTGAAGAAATTGCCAAAGAAACAATCAAGGGAGAATCATGAGCGACCTGAATGCTCGGCAAACCGCTCTGTTTGCATACGTCCACGAAAATCCAGACAAATCTGCGCGTGAAATCGCCGAGTTTTTCAACGACCACCCAGAGCAAGATTTGCAGGCGACTGACAACGCTACCCGATGCGCCCTTCGTCGCCTCGTCGAGAAGGGGCTGTTAGAATTCCATTCTACGAAATTGACCCGTCAGCACCCGAAATACCGCCTGACGGAAATAGGACTCGCTCGGTTCGCTAAAAACGACGAGGGGTAGGCCCGTCACCTAGTCCGGTTAGGCTCTCTAAGAGCCAATTTCCCGGAGGACGGACTATGTGCGGGTATGCGAGTAAGCCCCAAAAATTTCATAAAGTCGGGTGCGCATGTGTATTGTGTGACCAGTTAGAGGACGAAGTGGGAGAAATTGAATCTATCGTTGACGATGGGTGTGAGGAAACAGAGTTCTGATGAAGAATATGATTGAATCGACGGCTTTCAGTTATGTAGAAAGCGCGGCGTTTTCATTGGTCGCCGGATGGGTTGCTAAGTGGTGGGCGAAGCGACGTGCACCAAATGGACCCCTGCCTCCGCACATAGCCGTTCAATCGGGTCAAGCGATGCTCCATATCGCGCCCGGAATACCACCCGCGTCACCCCCGATGTCACCATCTGCCGACAACACCGTAAGCACGGTTGGCACGTCAGATACATCGTCGCACCTTGCCGCGCCGTAAAGTCAGAGTAGAGTAGGCAGTTCCCTTCTGCGTGTTCAGCGATAGAGCAATGTCCGCTGTCTAAATCACCACCATCTGGTGTGTGATTGCAGTGACGAGTGCCTGCGGGGGCTCCGTTGTATCCGGTTGACAAGATGCGACGGTCCTTACTGACCAGAACCGCGCCCACTTGTAGTCGAGAGCAAGTTCCTCGCGTTGCGACGACTGCGGCGAGATTGAGGAAATACTCGTCCCATGACGGTCGACTGTCGAGCGTGATGGGAGGTGCGGTGTTGACGGTAGCATGAGGTCGTGGCGTTACTTTCGCAGGTACGCCAAATGGAGCAGGAACGCCGCTTGGGGACAGTCCAGGCTGTCCCGCCTTTCGGTATAATGGCAACGCCTTAGCAATGCCGTCAAGGTCTGAATAGCCATCGTTCATCTGTTCCGTTACAAAGACTTCCTCAGTGACCATGTCTACGCCGCCATCGTGCAGACGGTGTTTTTCCCCAAAGTCTGAGTTCGCCATTGAAGACTCATCCTCAATGGAATAGCGTTTACCGACCTTGCACCCTCGGCAGATGAGATATACGGCGCTTGCGATTGTCACGGTCCTTGCTTCCTTTCGGTCGGCCTTTTGGAGCGACGGGAGGCTCTCCCTCAAGTTCCTCGTCGAGATTTGACAGTCGTTTTCCGGTCTGCTTTTCGAAGTCGTCGAGGATGTGCTTGATTTGACCACGGTTCTTCAGCATGGTTGTGTCCCCACATATATATCGTCACTTCGTCGGACATTCACACCTTCCTACTTTATGGGTATGCCCAACTACGACGTTGTTGAGCGGCTGAAGGCCGTCTCTAAATGGTATGCCCGGGGATATACCGTTCCCCGGATTGCCGAAAAACTTGGGTGTTCCCCCGATACCATCCGGGCCGATGTCAAATATATCGAATTGCGGATGCGCGACGGGGTTCCCGACGAGCAGTTCATCAAAGACTTCGTCGCCAGAACGCATGAAGAACTGCGCAAACTGGACGCCTATGCCGATAATCTGAACGAGATGCTCGATTGGGCGACCAAAATCGTCGTTCGGGTGGATAGTCAAGGCGAACCGATATATGAGCGGGACCCTGAAACGGGCGAGCAGACTGGGAAACCGCTGACCGGGATGCAGCGTCCGGGATACGTCCCGGTCATCATTTCGCAACTCAGCCAAATCTCAAAACAGCGGGCCGAACTGCTCAAACTCGTCGGTGAGAAGACAAGCATCAACTTCAATGTGCAGTTCTACCAGACGACGCAGAACACGATTCTTGAAATCGTGCGGGAACAGTCGCCTGAACTATATGGGAAGATTTACGATGCGATTGCGGCGCTGCGCGGGAAGTTCAAGAAAGCAGAGCCCGTAGCGTTACCGCCCCCGACAGACGTTATTGATGCTGAATACAAGGAGACAGAAAATGCCGTTTAGGTCGCTGTTTCTCATTTTTATCGTCGGGTTGCTTGCCGGATGGATTTTGGTCAATGTCGGTGTGCCGCCCGGGTCAAGCGGGATTAGCAAAAGCAGTCCCTGCGTTTCATCCCTAAGGCATCTTTGCGAGTACGAACTCGCGGGAGTGGCGTTTCCCTATGAGCCTCTTACTTTTCGTTATACCGTGTATATCGAGCGGGACCGTAAGTCTCATCGGTTATATGACTGCTATCGGGACCTTCTTCTTGGGGGCGGTCTTGGGCCTTATACTTGCTCGCCCATCGCCACTCGATAGTTTCGATGCCGAAACAGCGTTTGAAGATGCTCAAGACGCTGGGATGGGCGGCCCTATATGTTCTCGCGTTGGGCATCATACTCGCCTTGTGGATGGAGACACAAAATGACTCATCAGGCCGCAGCAGCATTGCTGACAGGTTTTGTCGGAGCGGTGAACGTCTTTCTGACGTTTACATTTCTCGTGGGAGTTTGGTATCACTCGTGGTGGATATTGGTTCCAGCCATTCTCCTCCGTATTGTTTTCGGGATTATAGGGGAAGCCTGCCTCGAACATGCCAAAAGAACCGTCTAACCCTCTGCTTCTAACCACGATAGACGATTGGTTCGAGTCGCTTCCACCGCCCTCGGTCCATTTCTCCGATACGTGGGCAGAAGAACGCGCCCCGCTTGACGTTTGGTTGTACGACCGTGAATACATGGGGTTGAATCCCCATCGGTCGGCATCTGGCGTCACATTGTCTGATAAGCAGTTCGGTATGCTGGAGGCGATGGACGACATCGACCCGCGAACGAACCAGAAGATTGAATTCGTCGCCGAGTGGGGCAAGGGTTCTGGCAAGGATTTCCTGTCTGCGCTCGGGGGACTGCGCCAGACGTACTCATTGTTGTGCCTGAAGGACCCGTATGCTTATTACGGGCTCGCTCCCAATACCGGATTCCAACTCGTGAACGTCGCTTACGTCAAAGACCAAGCGAAGGGCGTCTATCTCAATCAGGTCAAGGGATTGCTTCGTGGGTCGAAATGGTTCCAAGGCAAATATGACATCCAGTCGACCATCATCAAATTCGACCACGAGATAGAATTCATCTCAGCCGCTGCTGACGGCGATGCGGTTGAAGGCAAGAACATGTATTACGCCGTCATGGACGAAGCGTCGGCGTTCAAGGACACCAATGTCGTTCGAGCCATGAATAAAGCCGAGGGGCAGAAAACGGAGAAAGCCGCCGATGCCATTTATCGAGTTCTTCGCACTAGCATTAACTCTCGATTTCCTGGCGTGGGTAAATTGGTCATTATCTCCTACCCTCGCTATATCAACGACTTTACTCAAACGAAGCGTAAGGAGAACGAGAATACGACTTGGGGCTGGACGAGCGGCCCATTAGCGACGTGGGAGGTCAACCCGCGCGTTAAGAAATCAGACTTCGACGTAGACTACGCCCGCAACCCCGAAATGGCTCGGGCGATGTATGAGTGTGACCCGCCGTTTGCCGTTGACGGATACATCAAGTCTCCTGAGTTCTACCTGAAGGCTATCGCGGCTGGCGGGAAACTCGGGCTGACGAAACCATACAACGAGTATGGGCAGTTCGAAAATACGTTCTACGGGCTCCCGGCGCGTTTCTATGCTATCCATATCGACCTTGGCTTGAATAAGGACAAGTGCGGCTTCGCGATGGCGCGGCAGGGAAATCCCGTCACGGTGAAGCGCTGTCCGTGTAACCAATTCAACTTCCGTGAGGCGCAGGCGTGTATCGCCTGTGGCCGCTCTCAGGACCTGTGGTTGCCGATAGAGCGCCCGACGTGCGTTTTCACGCTCATCAAACAGTTCGCCCCGACCGAGGGTGAGAAGGAAATCAACTTCGGCGACATTCGTGAGTACGTCCAGGCTATCCAACAGCGGGGTCACAAGATTTGGGCGTTGTCGTATGACGGCTGGCAGTCGGTCGATTCCCGGCAAATCATGGACAAGGTCCTCGGGAAACGTCAGGTTCGCGACCGCTGGCAAGACCCCGATAAGAAAATCAAGGAAGAAGACATCGTCAAACTACTTTCCGTAGACCGGAACACCGAGGTTCACGACACGTTCAAAGAATTCGTCATGGACGGTCGCTGTTTCATCTACCCGGACGGCGACCCACTCAACGACGAGGACCCTTCGCCCGTCTGCGTTGGCTACCGGGAGTGGCGTTCGCTTCGGATTCAGAACGGCAAGAAAATCGACCACCCGCTGGGCGGCTCGAAAGACGTTATCGACGCGATGGCCGGAGCCGCATATTGGGTCGCCCAGATGCCCCTCTTGCGGGAGCGTTCCCCGAATTTTATGGGGTTCAAGCCTCGGTAGTCGGCTCGGCTACTTTCTAAGTCGACATGAACACCCGTGTTGAACGTGGCCCAAAGAACCCTAAGCGCATACCGAAGGGTCGTAGTCACCTTGAGACGCAGATTCGGCCCTATGGGCACTCGCGTGACGAGTCGCTTTTGCGCGACCTCGACAAGACCCTCAAGAAACTGACGGGCGAACGCTTTTACGAAATCAAGCAAGCCGCTGATGCGAAGACTGGCCCGGGTAAAAAACTTCAGATTCCCAAGGGGGCGCTACTCGGCGGTCAGGCCGCTGAACAACAGTTGTGGATGGCGTATGGTTGGTATTGGGAGCCGCTTCTCCACGACCTAGCCTTCATGGAAGAAATGCGTGACTCGGTCACGATGATTTCTGGCACGTTCAACACCGTTGCCAATCTCATCGTCGAAGGGTTCGCGCTTCAGCATCCCGACCCTGAAATCCAAGAAGCCTTTCAAGAAGGCATGATAGAAGACCCCGAAGTTGATTTTAGCGAGGTCGTTCGCTCGGTCACGTTCGAACTGCTGACGCTGGCGAATTCATATCGCGCTCCGGTCGTCGTCATCGACCCGGAGAATGGTCCGAAAATCACGTTCCGTCCGATTCGCGCGACGGCGATTCGAAAATTGCGTGACAAGGACCTCAATGTTCAGGGTTACATCCAACTCCTGCATCGCCCGAGCGAGTTCATTTTCGGGGGAGTGCCGACGACTCCGACGTTCTTCGACAAAGACGAGATTCTTTGCGGGCTGTGCAACACCGATTCGTGGTATGCCTATGGCAAGCCACCGATGGCATCGTTGCCGTTTGTGACCAAAATCAAGTTGCAGATGGAAAAGGATGTCGCGGAGATGCTGCACCAGCACGTTCCGCGCCTCAATATCACATACGTTCCCGAGGAGCAGCAGACACAAGAGCAAGTCAATGAGGCGATGGCAGACCTCAATACGAAGATTGCCGCGCTCAATCCGACTGACTCGTTTTTGCATACGCCTGACGCCAAACTTGAGTATGCGGGACCGTCGGGGCACCAGATTGACCCGACATCGGCCCAGAAACATATCGAAGACCAGTTCTGGCCCGTGCTCGGGATGTCGCCGGGTCCGCTTGGGCGCGACACAACGGTCAACCCCATCATGGCGCAGTTGCAATGGCAAGTCTCACAGTCGCTTGTGGAATACATCCGAACGCGCGTCACTGTCATGCTGACGCCTGCGTTGAAGCAGTTCGCCAAACTGCGTCACCTCGATGACCACGCGACTATGACGTTCAAGGACCACGACACCGAAGGTGCTGAGGCACAAGCGCGGACCAACGAATACAATATCTCGAACGGCGCGGCGGCGGTGCAGGCCGGATTCATAGACCAAGACACCGGGGCTCGCCATGCCACGCGCGGGTTCAAGGGTGGTCCGGTCGATAAGGCTGCGGCCCCCGAGGCGTTACCGCCGCAAGTTGACCCGAATAAGGTCAATCCAGACGGTACGCCTGTCGCGAAGAAGCCCGTCAATACGAAGGTTGGTGACAGCAAAAAAGGTCCGAAGGGGAAGAATCGGTCAGCCCCGACGCCCGATAAGCGACCGAAAGGCAAGCGCCATGAGGCATTGTCTTTGCTTCAGCGCGTAATGGAGGACCCCGGTGTCGAAGACGATACTCGCAAACTTGTCGGACGAGTCTTTGAAAGCGTTACTGAAGGAACACAAGAATAACGCAGCAGCCCTAGCCCGTCACCTTGGACTCGCAGCCTCCACTGTTAAACAGCGATTGAATAAAATCGTTGGCCCCCGTCAGGTTGACACGCTGGGCAACGGTGATGATTTGCTTCGCAAGTCGCAGCACATCATGGATTTGCTGGCTAAGAACAACATCGACCCGGATGCGGTCGGCGACATCAAGAAGGTCCGCATTGGAACCCATCGAGGGTTCATCAAGGACGAAGACAACAAAATTCAGACCGTTGACCTTCCGAATATGTCGGTCGTCTTCGAACCGACATGGAAGGATGGCCCGAAATGGCCTGTTGTCCAACCCGCTCCGCCTGCCGTTATCCGCTATACGGGAAAGGCTCGCATCCGCCCCGAGAATCTCAAGGTCGCCGTCATCACGGCCGACAACCAAATCGGCTACTGGCGTGACGAGATAGGCGAAGAATCCATCCCCGCGACTTCGTATGAGACGTTCCATGACGAGCATGCGATGGATGTCGTGTTGCAAATCTGCCACGATATCCGCCCCGACCGCTCGATTGAGGGCGGCGACGTGATGGACCTCGCCGAATGGCAGCCCAAGTATCCACAGCAGGCGGAATTCCAGCGGACGACCCAGATGACACTAAATCGGACGAAGCGCTGGTTGGCCGAGAAAAAATCTGCCTGTGGTCCACAGGTCCAGCAGGACTATTGCGAAGGCAACCACGAAGCGCGTCTTCCGAACCTCATCATCAAAAACGCTCTTGCAGCGCATGGCATCAAAAGAGCGTGGCTTGAGGGTAAGGAGAAACCGGATGCGTGGCCCATCCACTCTGTTCCAATGCTCCTCGGATTGGACGAGATGGGAATTCGATATTCGGCGGCGTGGCCCGGAGGTGTTGTCCGCCTCGCTCCGTATCTGGCCTTCCAACATCAGCCTTCAAAAGTTTCTGAAGAACGAGCCACTATCATCTACGGGGACAACCACCGACGCGAAATGGAATGGCGGACTGTTCACCTTTTTGGTGAAAAGGTCGAACGAGGTCGTATTGGCGTGGGATGCCTATGTCGAGTCGACGAACCCGTGGACAACATCCGCCAGCGACGAATGCGCAGTGCAATCCCTGCCGTTGGAGTTCGTCAGAATTGGCAACAGGGGATGCTCGTCGTGACGTACCTCGAAGACGGCGGTCCCAACGATTTCGACCTTACTCCTGTCCGTATCGTCAACGGGTCGGCCTTCTACAACGGGAAGCGTTACGAATCGCGGTTGACGTGATAGAGGTTCGCTGTCCCAACTGCAACCGCATAAACCTGAAGTTTCAGGGAGCCCTGGTGGCTGAACTGACACTTCAGGTCAAATGCCCGAATAAACACTGCCGACGCTTAAATACCATCCAAAACGGCCAAGTTGTAGAGTCCGTACCCCCTCAGCCCGCTCCCGCCTAATCTCGTCTCGTCGCATGACTATTTTCTTCGTCAGTCATGCGCATCGAAAACTTTTGGGAAACTATCCACAATAGCGTTCTCCCAGCGACGATTTTCGCCGAGGGAGCCCGCACGGGCAAAGCCATTTCCGACGAGGAATTGGCGCTCATCAACAAATATACGCGACGCCCTTTTGAGCGCGGCGAACTTTACACATTCCCGGTGCTCGCTATCGACGACGAGCCGACGCGGAATAAGGTCCAATACACCGCGCAAAGCCAGCGACTCTCAGCGAAAAAGTGGGAAGGTATTCCGTATCTTTTCAACGCGAGCGCAGCGAGCAGCCTCCTAGGGAGTGCTGACCATGCGCTCAATGCGGCGTCTCAGCATGCTCGAATCTACCGTTCGACGCTTGTCAAAACGCCCTGGGGCACGACCGGAACGCTCGTGCATGTCTATACGGCTCGCAACGTCTCTGACGAGATAGAGTCGTTCATCAAGAAACTTGACGCCGGACTCCTGCGGGAGTCTTCGATTCACGTCATGGTTCCCGAAGCCGTTTGCTCGATTTGCAGTGAGAAATTCCCGTGCAATAACGAGCACTATCCTGGTGAAAAATACGAAGGCATCGAGGCCATCGTCAAGACCAAGGGCGCGTTCGAACCCCTTGAATTGTCGGCTGTTGCTGTTCCTGGCTCGGTTGTGGCTCATGTTATGAGTGATGACGAGGAAGGAAAGTATCGTCGTTTGTCCCTGCGCGAGGCGCTGGGTGGCTCGTTCAAATCACTCTCGGAGGCTGTTATGAAAACTAAGGAGCAGGCGGCAGAAGACCTCAAGGCCGCACAAAAAGCGTTGACCGATGCCCAGGCGGCGGTCGCGAAGGCGGTTGAGGACGAGGAAGCCGCTCGCAAAGCGGCGGCCGATGCCGACGACGAGCCCGATGACGAGAAAGAGGCCCTGAAAGCCAAACTCGCCGATGCTGAGAAAGCCAAAACCGACGCTGAGGCCAAGGCTGCCGAAGCCAAAACCGCACAGGAGAAGGCCGAGGCTGAACTTCTGAAGGCCCAAGAGGAGCGCGACAAGACGATTGCCCCCGTGGCGACCGCGTCTGCTAACTCAGCGTTCAAACTGTTCGGCGAGAGCAAATGCCCGGTTTGCCAGCGCGAAGGCAACACCGAGACGGTCAAGATGGACGAGGGCCAGTACGCGGAAACGCTCAAGGGCGTTCGCGAGCAGGCGGAATCGGCCATCAAAGCCGTGACAGATAAGGCGGCAGAGGCCGTCAACGAAGCCAAAGAGGCCGCTGAACTGGGTCGCAAGATTCTTGCGGACCTTCAGAATGAGTGTGTCGAAACCGCAATCAAAAAGGGACTCAAGGCTCCCGAGGACCGGAAAGCCTATTCCACCGAGATTTCGGGACTAGATTATTCAGCGCTAAAGGTCGTGCGCGAGACGATTTTCGTGGCAACGGGAAAGACCGAAACCCGTGAGGAGCGCGCGAAACGGGTCGAACTAGACTCCAAATCTCGTCTGAGAGAGATGGGTGTTCAGTTCGAAACCTCGGCGGACGGTAAGACGGCTTCGAGCAAACCCAAGCGCGGTCGCCTTTCCACCCCAATCGGACCCCAGGCCAAGGAGACGAATAAGTAATGGCTACCACGTTCACTCGCATCAACGCTGTCGTTGTTGATGAGTCTTTCTCCCGGCGAGCAGACGCTTTCCTTGACCCGGCTTGGGCGGCTGGCACCTATGCTGCGAATCAGGCGACGGACCTCAATCCGCTAGCCTCAAGCGGCGGGTGCTATCGTGGCATGCCCGTTGCGCTCGCATCTGCGACAGGCAAACTCGTGCCCATCTCCCAGGTAACGGTCCCCGCGTCCACCTCGGCCGCGCGATATTACGGCGTCCTCGCCGAAGACATCAGCGCATTCGTCGTGGCGCGAAACGGCAAGGTTCCAGTTGTCCACGCTGGTCGCGTTCGTTCGTATGCGGGCGGCACTCTCCAGACTGGCGACCCGGTCAAGCCGGACATCACGACTGGTTTCAACGGTTTCGTCAAGTGGGTTGACGGCACCGACTCCGTCGAGTTGCGCGTGGGCCACGCGTATTCGACGCTCGATGGCTCGGATGGTAACAGTCCGGGTGTGACTATGGCTCAAGGCGATACAATTTTCGTCGACTTAGTGCTCGTGTAATAGCGAGCACTTAGGCGCAATCGGAAACCAAGGAGCAACCAAAGCGATGTTCAAGGCGAAACTGAACGAGGAAAAACTCAAGGCCGCAGTCGAGGCTGTCCAGGCTGCGTCCGGCGGTGTTGCCCTCGCACCAATGCCCATAGCGGACCTCGCAGAGGGCTCCGTCTCACGCACCTTGCGTGAGTCCGGTGTCAGCGTTGCGGACTACATGGAAGCATGTGGTTACAAGGCTGGCGATGCCACCGCCTTCTACAAGAAGGAACTGGGCATCGACCTGACTCGCGACGTGTTCGAGGAATTCTTCACTTCGGATGACGTGCGCGGCACGATACCGGAGTTGTTCCTCGATACGATTCTCATGGCGAACCTGAACGCTATGGTGACGAGTAACTTCGTCACGGAGATTCCGATTGACCGCGAGTCCGTGGTCATCAGAACCTTCGAAGATTCGGGTCAGGTCTATGAAATCGCGCAAGGTGTCGCGATTCCAGACGACCAGGGTATCGTCACTCGGCGCACTCACTTCGTGAAGAAGATTGGCCGTGGCCTCGGCTTCACGTATGAGCAACAGCGCCGGACGCCGTACCCGCTCATGCAGTTGGACCTCGCCCGTCTCGGCATGCGCATGGCGCTCAAGGAAGACCTTGACACCCTGAACACGCTTCGCACGGGTATCCCGGCGCAAGTCGCGCAAGGCTCCCAGCCTGCTGCGGCGGCAATCAACACGCCTGTCTCGACCTCGCAGTCGAACACGGGTGGGTCGGGTGTCGCGGCTGGCACGTTGGTCTTCGCCGACATCGTCAACCTCGTCACCGACATCGCGAACCGGAACTACAAGGCCGACTTCATGGTTCTGTCGCCGCTGTCGTATGCGAAGTTCCTGCTCATCTCGCAGGTGAGCAACTACCTGAACGCTGGCCCGATGGCATCGAAGGTCCTTGACTCAGGCGTCATCAGCCACTTCCTCGGGTTGGACATCTACATCACGAAGCAGATGCCCGACAATGAACTGCTCGCTGGTCAGAAGGGCTTCGCTGGCGTCAAGTTCATCGAGCAGCCGCTCTTACTGGAGGAAGAAAAGGTCATCCAGCGCCAGACGGAGCGTGCCCAGGTGACGAAGTGCTACATCCCGGCAGTGCTCTACACGCAGGCCCTGAGCCGGATGCCTTTTTGAAGGCTTGACAGTCAGAAGAAGGTGGGCTCGTCTAACGACGAGCCTATTTTCTTGAGCGTCACAGGAGGATTACCATGTCATATTCACTTTCTGCCGTCTATACCACGGACGGCACGTCCGGCGACCACGTTGTCCAGTTGACCGGACTTTTGGCGTCGGGCGTCGTTATCGACTCGGTGGGGCCGACCGTCTCGTGCCAGGTCGTACAGTCCTCGTCTGATATGACGAAGGGCATCGCTCGTATCCGCATGCGCGAGGAGCGTCCCGGTGTGGCCGCGCAACTCCAACGGGGTGACGACAACGCCACGGGTATCAGCCATTTCGCAGCGGTAGCGGTGGCGTCTTCAGACGCCTGGAATAGCGGCGCAGAGCCGGACGCAGGGGCGCATACGGACGACGGCGTCCTCGAATAGGCTTAGTCCCGGGTTGGAAATAGGGGCCCTGTCACAACGACGGGGCCTTTCCTATTCTCTGGGATATGATGAAACCAACCGTTTATCTTTGTGGACCCATTACCGGATGCACCTTTGGTCAATGCACTGACTGGCGGGAATATGCCGTTGAACGATTGGCCGAATTTGGGGTTCGGGGCCTGTCGCCGATGCGCCATAAGGACTATCTCCTTAAGGAAACGCGCATTGCTGATGCTTATCCCGGAGAGGTGCTCTCGTCGCAGCGCGGCATTATGACGCGAGACTTTTGGGACTCCTACCGCTGTGACGCGGTGATTGCCAATTTCGACGGAGCGGAAAAGGTCAGCATCGGCTCAGTCATGGAAATCGCGTGGGCCCATGCGTTTCGCAAGCCCCTAGCCGTCGTTATGAGCCCAGACAACGTCCACAATCACTCGATGATTCGAGAGGCGGCAGGGTTCGTGCTTCCGACATTGGATGAGGCGATTGCAGTCGTCGGGGCGTTGTTCTCATGAAAGCCGTCCTTTACGAGCCTCGCGGGGGCCTGGGCGACGGTCTTCTCTATTCAACCCTCCCGGCGCGGTTGACCGAAATGGGATATGATGTCTTCGTTTCTGACAAGACGAAGGCCCGAAACCCTGAAGTGTACGATTTGCTCTACAATAGCAATCCGTATATCCAAGGCGTCTCGACCGAGATGCCAACTGCGGGATGCGTTCACGACAAGGAGTTCTTCTCGCAGGCCAGATTCCAAGAAAATCCGATTGAGTTCATCCAGCGCCTTCATGGTATCCCGCCGCAGCACTTCCCGCCGGGGCGCAGACCGTATCCTCGGATTTACTACGAGCCCCAGATGCGCGAAGACTTCCAGACCAAAATCGTTCTTGACCCGTGCTCCATCTCTCAGCAGTATCTAAACGGTGTCATCAGTGCGTTTGTCCAACGATACGCTCCTGATGAAACCGTGACCGTTCTTGCTTCAAAGTTCTACACGCGGCCCGGAATAGGAAACTCCGCCCCCTATGTCGTGGCGAACCTGCACGAATATATCGACATCGTCGCTTCGTGCCGTCGATTCTTGACGATGGATTCTGGGGGCCACATGGTCGCGTCGGCCGTGCGCGAAGATGAAACTTACTGCCTCATCACGACTGCGGCCTACAATGACCGCTATTTCGTCATGCCGAATGTCCGATATGTGGTCACCGGACAGATGCTAACCGGAGACTATCGCACGTCGCCCGACCCCGTGAGGTGGTAATGGCTAGTCCGGGCTTCTTTGCTCAACATGGCGAGGATGAGAAACTCGCGAGTCTTGTGGATTTGAGCCGCCCGGGGTTCTATATCGACATCGGGGCATGGCACCCGTCCGTTGATTCGGTGACGAAGTGGTTCTATGACCGGGGATGGAGTGGGATGAACTTCGAGCCCAATCCGGCGTACCACTTGTTGCTCGAAGATGCGCGACCACGCGACATCAATCTGCCGTGGGCCGTCGGTGATGAAAAGGGATTCCTGGAATTCCACATCATCGAGAATACGGGGCTGTCCACTGGCCGACGTGAGTACGCCACAGCGCTCGGGCACCACGGCTCGGCGGTTCGCACGATTTCTGTCCCCGTCTTCCCGCTCGCATCCATCGCGAATCAAATCGCGACTGAAGTCGATTTTATGAAAATTGACGTAGAAGGATGGGAAGAAAAGGTCATTCGAGGCAACGATTGGACGAAATTACGACCAAAAATCCTTGTTATCGAGGCGACCGTGCCTGCGACCGACATCCCAGATTGGGACTCGTGGGACCATCTCGTCGTCGAAGCGGGATACGATTTCCTCGAATTTGACGGGTTAAACCGATGGTATCGGGCGCAATAGGGTCGGGGTCCGCCGATACTGCTGTTGGACCTATGTTCCAGAGTACCATGAAGACCCTGATATTTGGGGGAACCGGACACCTTGGCCGCGCGTTACACGCCTTGGCAAGAGCGCGTGGGCCCGCGTATGGCTATGGTCGCCATCACGATATCGTCGACAACGGAGTCATCAACACGTTGGTTGACGCCCACAAGCCGGACCTGATTATCCACGCTGTTCAAAGTCACAACTATATCGAGGCCGAGTATCACCCCGGGATGGCGACAGCGCTCATGGGGATTTCGGCGCAAACAGTATGCCGCGCTGCGGAAAAGTATGACATCCCCGTCATCTATGTCTCAAGCGATATGGTTTTCAGCGGCGAGAAGCAGCATATCCTCGATGCGCGTTGGGAACCGTACACCGAGCAAGACATCACGGGCCCAATCAATGCTTTCGGTCGCGCAAAGCGGCTTGGCGAAGTCATGACACTTCGATACCCGAAAGGGTATATCGTGCGTTTGGCCCATCTTTTCGGTCCCTTCGCCTACCAGGGGACGAATGTCGTCGACCACATCATTGAAAGTGCCCTGATGGACGACCAAATGGTCATGCGCGACGACTGGGTTTTCTCGATGACATACAATCGAGATGCGGCGTCTCTTATCCTTGACATCGTGAATCAGCCGCCCGGTATCTATCACGGGAACAATGAGGGGGCGACGACGTACTTCGGCCTCGCCGATTTCATCTACACGTTCTTGAGTTCTAAGGGACAGGTCAAGCGTACCTCAAACGCTGAATATGCCGTACCCGTCCCACTGTGTGCCGCGATGACTTCCTCGCGCATCAAGAACAAGCCAATGTGGCGCAATGCTCTCATCCGGTACATGAACGAGCGGGGGCTCATTCCTCCGGGTTCTGAGCGGTGGCTGTCGTCATACGGTCTGCCTGCCCCAACGAGCCGACTAGACTAAGTTCTTACTTACCAGCCCGTCAAGGAGAAAGCACAAATGGCTATCAAGGAACGCACCCGCCCGGTGGATGCGAGTAAAATCGTCATCGAGCGTGTCGAGCCCGGAGCGTTTTACCAGCATACGCAGCCGGGGCACTACACAAGTCCCGTCACCGGAATCCGAATTCCGGGTCCCATCGTCACTATTGACTCAATGACTAATCAGGTGAACGGTGTCGGAGAGATGCCGGACCCTGTTCAGATTCCAACGCACAAAGTTTCCTTCGACCTCAAGGAAAAAGACCAAGAGGTCGAGTGCGCGTTCGACCGCATTGATGCGGAAGGAACGTGCGACGACTTGAATCTTGCGTTGCAAACGGGAGTCATTCGTCGGGTGCCCGACGAGAAGATGCAGGAACTATATCCCGATGTATGGGCAAGACGCAAGGAGCGCATCGTCTGGGCTCCCAACAAGCCGACGAAACCGACGGCCGAGTTTATCGACGACTTCGAACACGCTCCCGATTTCCAGAAGGCTCGCGCGGCTGCAAAACAGCGTCAGCGCATTGCTGAGGAGAGTGCGGCGCGTGGCGAGGGCGTTGACCAGACGAGTACCGCCGCTTTGAAGGCCCCTCCGTCTACCAATCGTCGGGGTCGTCCTCCGCGCCCGCAGGGTGAGCCGGAAGCGGAGCACACCGAAGCCTAATGCAACTCCTCACGACAACCGACCTGCGCAACTTATTGCAGTTGCCTGAGCGTCCGTATGCGGACCCGTATTACTACGACGGAACCCCGTACTACGATTTGTCGCGTCGTGAGGTCGTTTCATTTCTGTCCTTGTCGGGGACGGCATCGGGAACCCCCCATCTGTTCGTCCTCGGCACGGACTTCAACATCAACTACGGCTCGCTGGACTGGACGATACCGGGCGGCATGAAGCCCGATATCGGCACGGCGATAACGTCTCAATACACATATTCGCGGCTCGGGTCGTCTGCCGCATCCACCTCATGTTGGTTCTCTGGGCTCATCGTTTCGCAAGACCTTGGCCCGACATATCCTTATGGCTCGACGACCACGTCCGGCGTTGCGTTCAATGACCTTGCCAAGATGGCGCAAATCATGAAGGCCGCGCACCTCGCCTGTGATGCGCTCGTCTCTGCGGACATCGAGACGAGTGAGAAATATCGACGTGGCACCGTCATCATCGACGATACGAAGAAGTCAGATGATTGGGCGTTGAACGCTGCCAAGTGGGATACGCTTTACAAGCGCTATCGTATCTTGCTGCGTGGCCCCATCCGCGCCTTCAACGTCGTTGTGCAAGACCTCGACACCAAGGTCTTCAATGATGACCTCGTCACCCCCGACGAGCGCGTCTTGCTCGGCGGACTGTTCGGCGGCGGGTTCTTCTGATGCAGCCGACATATCAGCCGTGCCCCATCTGTTCAGACCAGGGATGGTCTTATTGTCCTGTGTGCGGCGGTGGATAGTGAGTATCCAGGGTCGCAGTGCCCGACTGTGGGAATTCGAACGGGACCTTGAACGATTCGCCCCGGTGAAGAAGAAACTCACTCGGGCGCTTGCGTATAATTGTCCGAACCTCGTCCCCAACCGGAATGCATGCTCGGAGTTCTGTCCGCTGTGCGGCGGCACGGGCTATACGCCCAATACCCCGCAGACGGCGGTTTATTTCATGTTCGCTGACTTGCAGCCTGGTCATGGCATTTATGGCTCGGGTGGCAACTTCATCCAACTCGTCAAGGACCTGGGCCGTCTAGACATCGGTGATGCGGTGATGTTCTGCAAGGTCATCAACCACGACTATAAGGGGAACATCTTCGCCCCGCGCGCGGACTCTCAGTTGATTCGACCTGACCTCATCACTGCGCCCAACGGTGACACATACAACGTCACCCGGGTGCTTCCGATGAACGTCGGAGACGATACGATTGGCTTGGCCTGTACGCTGTCTAAGGGCCTGCAACTCGCCCGAGGGAATGCATAATGGCTTCCTTCAACCGCGTATTCGTCGGTTCGCAACCGCTCCAGGTTCAGGGCATCGGCGATGCTCCGTCTATCACCATTGACATCGACCCCGGTGCAAAAGCGCGAAAGTGGATGGACGATGTCTACGCTCGCATGTCTGCTCTCTCCCAGGAGAGCATTGACGAGATTTTGGCTGCAATGAACCGCTCGGTCGTCGCTCCGCTCATGTTGAGGATTGCGCGTGAGGAATGTGAGACAGCCATTCCGGGAGCAGGACCGCTTTTGGCGGCCCATCGTATCGCCCCGCAAGACGCGATGAGCGGTATCATCGGACTCATCACTATCGACATCGACCCGAATATGAAAGCCGAGGGCGACGACTCGCCCCGTCCCTGGAAGGAATCTCCAGGTTCGAAGGGACCGACTGGCCGTGAACTTGTCATTGATTACGCTGGCATGGTGCACAACGGCTACACGCAATGGGTCTTCGGGCACCCGACTGGCCGGTTCGTGCCGGGTCGCCCGTGGATGACGAGGGCGGCTGAACGTATCGCCGCTGAAGTGCCTTCCGTCATCGAAGCGTTCGTCGCTCGAATGGTTTCTTATGCCGTGGGCGATGGAGACATGGTAGAAGTCGGCGTGTCAGACGAAGACGGCGGAGAGTTGGACGCTTCGGGCGCGTACTATGTGGAGTGGACGCCAAATGGCTGAACAACTACCGCTCCTTGCTAAGAATCAATTCCTGGCGGCGTTGAACGACCCGGAGATGACCATTCCCGGGGGCGGGTCCCCGCTTTTCGACCCGGTCGTCGTGGACATCCGCCTGGGCGGTGATGAATCCGTCAACAATCCAGATACCGGACTTCTCACCCTCCCCCTGACGAAAATCATCCTGGCGATTCAGCCCGACCACCTGAGCGAAAATTTCTTCATGGGGCCCGATACAAACGGGAACCCCGTTACCCTCGTCATGGCGACGATTGGGTTCACCGTCTTCTCGAATACCTTCGCCGCTCAGGACGAGATGGAGCAACGGTTGCTATTCGCTCGGGACCGACGGGCGTACATTTTCTCGCAATACGGGATGTCATTGCGAAGCGCGGGGTCGCGTCACCCCCGGAATTTTGTGCAGCCTACGGGCTTTTATGCAAGCGACTATACGTGGTCGTTTTTCATCAGTCGTTCGACTTCAGACCCGAACCCCTAGTCGTCTCGTCGTCCCTCGTTCCGGGCTGTCACTTGGCTATTTTCTTAGTCGCAACAGCCAGTTCGCTCGGAGGATACGACGTTGGCAACTATTAAAGGCGGTCGGTACGCACGTTGGTATGCCAACGGCTCCGCTGTCGGTATCGGCCTCATCAAGACGGCCAAATCCGACATTTCGACGCCGCTTGAGAAAGTTCTCGAAATCGGCGACCCGAATATCGTCGAGTATTACCAAAAGATTCCCGAGACGACGCTGTCCATCGCGTATAGCGTCATCTCCTACGCTGGCCTTGCCGCTGCGCTCGGTCAGACGGGTATCTCAAATGGTGCGGCTAACACGCCTGTCACCACGACTGCCGCGTTCGTCGGCGAGGTTCCCGCGCTCCCGTCGGTCTTCGACGTGGTCGAGCGTCTCATCACCCCTGGCACCGAAGGTACGCTGACGGAAACCTACCAAGGCTTCTGCATCTACCAGAACGTCCAGGTCGAGAAAGAGTCGTGGGACCTCGAAGTCGACAAGGTGCTGGCGGTTGACATCTCGGGCAAGTGCAAGCGTCCGCGTCGGTTCGTGAACATCGCTGGCATCCAGTTCGACAAGTTCACGGGCAACGGCTCGACGACTGCCTACGTGCTCTCGCAGAAGGCTCGTCAGTTGGGCGACGGCTACTACACGATTCGCGTGGAGACGCCGCTGTTGACGGTCCTGAAGGAAACGGTCGACTACACGGTCGGCTCGACCTCCTCGACGACCACAGTGACCTTCACGGTGGCTCCGGCCTCCGCGACGGCCGCCAACATCCTGACCATCTACGCCTACTAACGAACAACTGTTCCATAGTAGCAACCTCCCGTTGTTTAGGGCTGCGGGAGGTTGCTATATTATAGGGGAGTCCTTCGAAAACTCGCTCTACTCTCACTTGCAAGGAGAAAGCCAATGGGTAACCCGATTCTGGATGCGCTGAAGCCGGAAGCCGAAGCGCTCGTCGCGTATGCGAAACAAGAGGAAGCCACGGTCCTCGCCTCGTTCGAGGCAAAGGAAGACGCGGCAGTTCAGGCCACCATCACGGGTGTCGTCGTAAGCGCTCCTGTGTTCCTCCAGGGCCTTATCAAGAGCACCCTGGCGTCGATTGCCCCGGCTATCGCGCAGGCGCTCAACGGCTTCGAGAACGAGGGCGCGGCCTGGGTCATCGCGACAGGTCAAAAACTCGCCGACGAGATGTAATCGTCCCGGACGATTCGACGTGCCGACTGGCCGCCTCGAAAGAGGCGGCTATTCTATTTGTCGCGACAGGCGTGAAATGTGGGTTCGAGTCCCGCCGAGCCTCCAGGCATACGTCGAATAAGTGAATTCGCACGCCTGTCGCGCGGCAAAAGTATCGTCGGAGAAAGCATGGAACGTCGCGTAATCCTCGGCCTAAGCGACCACGGGGCCACGGGCATCAACGAGTCACTGCGCCATATCCTTCGCCACTGGCACGACCAGGGGCATGAAGTGTGGCAGTTGTGCTTGGGGTTCAATGGATGGACTTCCGGCGTCACTGAATCTGAATGCCCGTGGCGACACCGACTCCTGCGCGTGAACGCGCAAAACCAAGAGACGCGGTTCGGTCAACTCGACATCAAGCATGCCCTGGAGATGACCAAGGCAGATGTCGTCATCTCGTCGTATGACGTGTGGATGGTCCGCTATATGGGACAGCCAGAGGCTGACCCCGGTGTGGCGCAGGCCCGCCCCGGAACCTTGGAAATCCTCAATCGAGACAGCCGGAACTTCACGCACATTGCGTATTTCCCGCTAGACGGACTATACCAGGACAAGTTCCTGGCGGCAGGCCTGGATGAGGCCATCTCCTCGTTCGACGTGCCCATCACGTATTCGCGCTATGCCCAAGCGGGCATTTTGCGAGACATGGGTCTGCGAGTTCCCTTCATCCCCATCGCCCATCCTGAAATCTATTGTCCGGGCGACCGCGCTGAAGCGCGTAAAGCGTTGAATCTACCGCAGGACAAGTTCATCGTCGGCATGATAGCGACGAATCAATACCGCAAACGCTTCGACGAATTCCTCGAAGCCTGCGGAAAATTTGTGAAGATGCGAGACGACGTACTCGTTCTCCCTTGGACGACATGGGACGTGATGATTCACGGCGGGTTCCAAATCCCCGAACTGATTTACCGGAACGGTCTTGAGAAGAATACCATCCATCCGCAGAACGATGTCGGTCAACTGACCGAGGAGGGGATGGTCAATCTCTATCGCTCGCTCGATGTCTGCGTCCTGACGACGATTGGAGAGGGAGCGGGCCTTCCGCCTATCCGCTCGCGAGCATGCGGCGTTCCGGCGCTCGTCAGTGAGAACACCTCCAATATCGAGTTTGCCGCGCACCCATTCGAATTGATTCCATCGCATATAACCCACTCCGACAACGGGGCTTGCATCGCTCGGTTCTCCTCAGACGTAGACGCGCTCGTCCAGAAGTTGTGTTACCTGTACGACAATCGAGATTACCGCGACAAACTCGGAGCCATCGGAGCCACGCAGATGCAACAGTACGAATGCTCTCGCATCATGCCCCTATGGGATGCGGTCCTTCAGGCGATTCCCCATGCTTCGTAAGTGGTGGATACACATTAAGTGTGCGCTGTTGGCGACCCATACATCGACAGGCGAAGCGTATCCTGAATTGTTCATCACCCGACACTGCCAGTCGTGTCATGAATTCTTATTCACGGGCGCACTTGTCAAACGGGGAGGCAAGTGATGTACCATATCCTTGCGACCCGCGACAAGTTTCTCAACGACCTTGTCGTCTCGATGAAGAACGGCCCCGTGTCGGTATTGGAAGTCCCGCCAGAAGAAGAATGGCTGGGACCTGATGGCGGATGGGCCGGAAGTCGGTCTTTCTTCGCAGAGATTGAAAAACTCTACGCGACCAAGTGGGCCGGAGACTTTCCGGTTGTCCATCTCGGTCCCGACCTTTATTCGCTCTATGTGGCGTACAACTTCGCCACACACCCGACGCAGCACCAGCCGTTCTCTGTCGTTTGTCACAATGCCCCGGTCATTGGCGGCACGTCCTTCTGGCTGGCTCACCATCCAATGCTTCGTCGCAAACTGGTGCTGGCGACCCTGGGTAAAGCACAGCGGGTCCTTGTGCCGTCACATCAGGCGGCGGACGCGGTTGACCGCCTTTATGGGCGATGCGGCGTCGAGCCCCTTATCTGGCCGTCGCCCATCATCGACGCCAAGCACGGGGCGGTTCCGAATTTCGACATCACGGTGCTTGCGGACTTCAACGAAGGCAGCGGCATTGAAAATGCCCTTCTCCCGCTTGTCCTCGGTGTCGAGGGCTACAACAGGGTTCTCGTAGCGGGATATGGTGAGACGGGTGAAAACTCGTACTTCCGTAAACTCGCCACGCAAATCACCGAAAGCAAAACACTAACGCATATCGAGATGCAGCCCGTTTCTTCCTACGAGGAGTTGCTCTCGTGTGCCAAGTTCGGGCAGCGGGTCTTCGTTGCTCAGGTTCCGTCGCACGGCGGAATGACCGCGTACTTGTCAGCGGCGTTTGCCGCACGGAGAGCGACATGTGCTCCCCAACTCGGGGCATACGAGATGTACCTTCAGCATGGGGCGACCGCATTGCTGTTCTCGGGGGGAACGCCAAAGGTCGTCCGGGACGTTCTTCTTGCGCTTCGGGATGAGGAGAATACGAAAAAACTCGCCGACAATATCAGCAAAATTGCTGCCAAGATGCAACCGCAAGAATTGGGAGCGCTCATGCTGCAAGTTTTGCAGGGGGTAAATATATGTCAACCGAGTCCAGCATAAACGACACCCTCCCGATTCGGGGGGAGCCGACCGCCAAAACGAAGTTTGAGATTCAGGTTCGGGCCTCAATCGAGTTTGAATTTGGTTCGTTGTGCGACTACGCGAACAACCTCGGCCTTGATGAAAAGGGCGTCGAGCATCTCAAGTCGCGCATTCGTACAGCGGGCAACAACTGTATCCGGGTCATCAACAACCACCTGGAATACTACAACGTCTCACGTAACCACGCTAAGGAAAAAGTCAATCCCGAACGAGTCATTCGTCGGGCCAAGGAAAGAGGATAACATGTCCATCAAGCGCTTCGTCGAGAAACCGACCACGTTCGACTTCCAGGGAATAACCATCGGCCTGCGCATGCCGACGGTTGCCGAGATGACCGATATCACGAAAAAACGTGCCCTCATGCTCAAGAGCATGGGCAAGGACGGTCGTTCGACTGACTCTGTAGACCTCGAACTCATCCCCCCGATTGTCTTTTACGTCGCCAAGACGCTGTGCTGCGACCCCGAAGACGCAAGCGAGCCGTGGTTTGCCGTCAGCGAACAACAGCAAAAGCAACTGGCGGACAGGGGCATCAATAAGGACCTCGCTGAGGAGGCTCCCTACCCGCTCTTGCTTGCCGCGCACAACGCCTTCAATGAGACGTATGCCAAGGAAGCGGAGGAGCGAGAGTCCACAAACCCTACTTCCTCAAAGCGTTCGGCAAAGACACCAAGGGGCAAAGCGTTAGAGACAGCGGAGCCGCAGGAGTCGACAACCTAAAACTTCGTCGTCTCGTCGCTTCAGTTGCCCGGTACTTCCGAATCGACCCCGAGCAAGTAGAGCAGTGGTCGTATTTGGATTTTCTTGACCGCGTGTCCGACATCGAATACCTTCTTGACCAGGAACGTCAAGCAACAGCGGGCGCGGACAGCAACCGGACGGACTATCCGTCAGACCTCGACCCGAAGGAAAAGGTCGAAATGGCGCGGCGGCGCGACCCACAAGCCGCAGAACTGTTCGACCTGAAGCCTGACGAACTTGACGAAGCGATAGAGGACTTGTTTAAGAGTGGCTAAGGTCCAAGTGCAACTCCAGATTCTCGCGGAGAATCTGAGTGCAATATCGGAGATGAAGCAACAGGTTGACGCATTGCGTCAGTCTGTTGCTCAATTCCAAAGCGCGGCCACCTCTACGAGTGCTCCGGTTTTCCAGGGGCTCAAGGCGTCTCTTGGCGAGATTCAAAAGCAGATTGGTGCGCTTGGAGCCACCTTCAACGAGTTGTTCGATGGCCTCAACGGCAAGGGCGGCGCAGCAGCCGCCTCGATGGCTCAGAAGTTTGTCAAACTCAACCTTGCCATCGAAGAATCAATCGGGCAAATCTCCGCCGCTTACGATTCACAGATAAGCGCTTCCAACGAAGCCGCTCGTATTGAAGCCGCGAACATAGAGAAGACGACCGCACTGTTCCGTGCGACGATGGACGAGCGCATGGCGCTCACGCGCGAAGCCAGCGCATTGATGGCTTCCATCTACGGCGGAGGTGGGCAGTTCGGCGGGTTCATGGCCGGAGCCCCCAGCGCCGAAGAAGCCTACATGAAGCGGGGCATGGGCTCCGGGCGAACGCTGTCTGCGGCTGAGGCCACCGTGCCGATGGGCATGTACGGCGGCATGGTGAACAACGAGGCGCAGGCCGCTCAAATGGCGGCGCAGCAAGAGAAGATAATCGCCTCTGAAAAAGCCGCGCAAGAGGCGATGTCCAACCTCGGCATGGAGTGGCGGAACGTCGGCCGGAAGGTCGTATCGTGGGGCTACTCCGCGACCATTTCCGGGGGCATCCTGGCGATGGTACTTGGTGCGGGCGTCAAGAGCGCGGCTGAGATGGACGATTCACTGCGCCGGATGGCGACAGCATTCCCGGGCGCGGCAGACCAAGCAGAGAAGTTCCGCGATGATGTGACGAAACTTGCGCAAAAAGCGGGCGTTCCGATGGAAGATGTCATCGCTGGCGCATACAAATTCACCTCGTCCATGCCCGAGGGATTGCGGGCGAACAACGACCAGGACCGCGCCTACCTTGACAAGATGTTCGAGACGTACATCAAGACGATGCTCGTCGCACAGGGCCGTGGCGAACAGATAACGCCTGAAGAAGCCGCGTACAACATGAACGCGGCCATCTCACAATTCTATCCCGGCAAGTCGCTGGCCGAGACACAGCGCAATTATCAGCACGTCAGCGACACCTTCACGAACATCGCTCTGTCTACGGCGTCGGAAATCGGCAAGGCCGGAGAGTCGTTCAAGGCGTTCGGCCCGCTGGCGCATTCACTCGGCCTGTCCTTCGACCAAGTCGCAGAGATGGTCGCTTCGCTTGCTCAAGTGAAAGTCACCGGAACAAATGCGGGTCAAACCCTGAAGCGTATGTTCGCTCGTCAGGCGCAGGACCCGAAGGCCATGCAGGCGGTCGAAAACGCGCTGGAGAGCGAAGGCGTCAGCGCCAGCATGTACGACAAGTCTGGTCGCATGCGTGACCCGTATGAAGTGCTGGCCTCGCTCGGCAAAGCCATTGAAGCAATGAATGCTGAGGGCAAGCAAAAGGAAGCCGCTCACGTTCTCGCCACGCTTGGCGGTCTATGGGCGATTCCCAACTTAGCCGCGTTGACGACTAAGGCCGCGCAAATCGGTCCTGCCGGAATGCAACGCGAACAAGAGAGAATGACCGCGTCGGGTTCAACCGACAAGGCGTATGAAGCGCGTATCAACGACATTGAGCGTAAGGCCATCGACCTTGAGAACAAAGTCAAGGCGGCATGGTTAAGCCTGTTCAAACAAATCGAGCCGGACCTGTCTAAGGCAATTGACGGCATCGGGCGTTTCATTGATTGGTTCATGGCACTTCCAGAACCCATCAAAAAGGCAGCGGTTGAGGCCGCACTGTTCGGAACGGCCCTGTCGCTCGTCATGGGCCCCATCGCAATCGTTGGTGGCTCGCTTGTGAAAATGGTCGGCATCGCAATCGAAATCGGGCCGATGTTCGCCAAGGCCGAAGAAGCAACAAGTGGATTCTTCGCCAAAATGGGAGTTGCCAATGCCGTAACTGGCAAGATGGAATACTCACTTGCTGGCGTTGCTCGCTCGCTCGGTGGTCCCTTCATCAGCGCCTGGAACATTGTTCGCACCGCCGTCGTCGGTGTGACCGACGTACTTGTCGGGCTCATCGGAATATGGCCCCTCATTATCGGCGCGGTTGTCGCTGGGGCAGCCCTTATCGTCACGCATTGGCAGCAAGTCACTGGCTTCTTCGGTCGCCTGTCGTACTACGTGCACAAGGGCCTCGATGAGGCAGGCGCGGCTATTCAGCGGTGGGCTGCAGACGTACTGAAGTGGTTCCAAGGAATCACTCCAGACCTTGAAACGTGGGGAAAAACCACACTTAAAATCGTTTTAGATGCGTTGTTCAATCCCGTTGCATGGTTCAACGACATCAAGACGCTTGGCGAAAACATCGGCAAGTGGTGGCAGCAAAGCGTCGTTCCGGTCTTTGCCAAAATGGGCAAAGAAGGACACGAAGCATTCGACGCTGCCTATCAGCAGGCCGCACGAGATGACGCACAAGCCGCTGGGAAGTCATATTGGGAGGCACATGAACACCTCCTTCATCAGCAAACGTCATCGTTCCAGCGCAATATCTATAAACAATACGGCGTTGGCGGTGCGGCTAAGTCACAAACCGACAGTGGGTTCAACTCTCCAGACAGCGGAGAAGTAGACCAGAACCCAGACTACGCTGCTGCTGGCGATGCCATCGAAAACCTGATGAATTCTTCGAAGGCGAAGAAGGCGAAGACCGTTTACGATGCGGTCATGGCTATCAAAGAAAGCGCCATCAAGGGAATCATAGACTTCGTCAAGGCCGTCGAAGCAGAGCAGAAAAAGCAGGGTCGTGTCATCCACAACGGTTGGATTGACATGATAACCCCCGGCGGACAGAATATTCCGATTTGGGGTAATAAGGCAGACATCGTAGCGGCAGAACAGCATCTGGCCGCTGTTGCTGCTGCGGCGAAAAAGGACCAAGAACTCCTGAAGTCCGCCCTCAAAATGGACGCGACCGACACGGCCTCTGGGGCCGCGTTGGCTGACATGTTCAATAAGGCTGGCGAAGCGGCTGACACCTTCGACCGCAAACTGCAACTGTTGACCGACGAGCGCAAGAATAAAGAATATCCGACGATTCAAGAACTCGCGCACGAATACAACATGGAGTTGTCGTATCGTCACCAACTGTCCGACGAAATCGACCAAGAGACGAAGAAGCGTTCAGAACTGAACGACCAAGTCTACGCGCTTGGCATCAAGATTAAGGAACTGCAAGACGCTGGGCTCGGCCAAACCAAGCAGTGCCAAGACCTCATCGCGCTCTATACGCAACTCGATGGGCAGTTGAAGCAGACTAACGTAGACCTTGACAATCAAAAGGACAAGTTGGTCAACCTTCAGCACACGATTCAAGACACGGGAGTGCAAATCGACCAACTCCGCATCAAGCAAGCGAAGTGGGGCGTGGACCTCGACCAGTCCTTGCGTAACGCTGGCAAGGCCGCAACCGATGCCATCGGCGGAGAATTCGACGCATTCATCACGCAGGTGATGACGAGACTCCACATGTCCACGGGTATCGTGGGCACCTTCGTCCGTACCTTCGTTCAGAAATTCCTTCAGAGCGAAGTTGCCGCGCTGTTCGACAGTCTGTCGAACAATGTTGGCGGATTCTTCCAGCAGGCGTTTGGCAAACAGGGCATTCACGAAACCGATGCCCAGTTGAACCACGAAAACGCCATACTGCTGAAAAGCGCGGTAACAGACCTCAAGGCTTCGACGGAAAAAGTCAAAGAAGTCCACATCAACGACATTCTGCATGCACACCAAACTGCGGCCGACCACCACCGTCAGGCGGCGGCGAAACTTGTGGATGCGGCTAACGCCATCATCAAGGCAGAGCAACAAAACAATCAACAAAATACCCAGGGCGTCCAAGTCGCTTCAGCGTCGGCCACGGACAATCTGGGGCCAGTGGGCTCAAGCGCCTCGTCCTTAGACAGCATTGATTCCAGCCTGCAATACGTGCTGAACCAGATGCAGAGCAACGGCGATGCATTACCCACGGTTGCGCAAGACGGTAGCGGCAACAACATCTCCGGGGGCTATACCGGGATTGCATCAGAGCCAGCGGGCCTTACTGATTCGGCGCAGTCTTACTACAACCAAATGAACGGTATCGCCGCCTACGAAAAGAACTTCGCCATCGGCGACACGGTCGGCCAACTCGTGGCGGGCATGGTCAACGGTGGAAGCGGCGGTTCGAATTCCACTTGGGCCACCGTTGGTTCTGCCATCGGCTCACTCTTTGGTCCTGTCGGTGGTGCTATCGGCGGAGCGCTCGGTGGACTGTTCGGCAACAACTCTCCAGCCTCGTATCGACCCGACCAAACGATGCCCGGGTATCAGCAGTATCTGCAAACCTACAATATGGCTGGCGGCCAGATTCAGCAAATGGAGGGTATCCTCGCTGGATTGAATGGCAATTTCAGCGGATACACCGCCTCACAACAGTCGATACTAAAACAACTCCAAGCGTTGGGACCGAACCTCGGTATCGCGTCAGAGAAGAACGGCGTCTTCACGCTCGGCTCTGGTAAGCACGTCGGTGTTGCTGAGTATATCCAACTGACCGAAGCCGCCGACAAGATTCTCCAGAGCGCCATGAACGACCAACTGCAACAGGCTCAGAACGCAGACCGACTTGCGGCATCGTTCACGACAATGCTGTTGGGCGGAACGGCTGGATTGAATATTCCCTATTTCCTACAGGGCGGGAATGCTGGCTACAACCACTTGGCGGGCGGCTATGTTCCCGGCAGTACGGTTCCAACCGCTCCGTCAACCCCCGGTGGTCCCCCGGCCCAAATGACTCCGTTTGTCACCGTGAACCTATTCCCGAATTCCACGCTATCGGAAACGAGCGTTGAGGAATTGAGAGCGCAGATTCCAGAACTCGCCAACATCCTGACCAATGCGATGAACGCTTCATCGTTTGCATCCGCGCGGTTGCGTGGTGACTTCGTGAGCACATTGACATAATGTCACTCTTACTATTTTACAGTGACCCGCTCATCAACGAAATCCCTGGGCAGCGAGGGGTTCCGCTGAATAATCGCCCGACTTGGCAAATCGGAGGGATTGTTCTTCCTCGGAATCCAGATAGCATCACTGTCAAGGCCACAAAGCCGAGCATCCTGTATCAAAACATGGTTGACGGGTCAGAGCGTCGGACGCAGGCTCCCCGGAAAATTCCGTCACGGGATATTGAACTGACGTGGAAGGGAGCCGACCGACGGACGATGACTGCCGCTTTCACGTCTCTGAATTTTGATTCCGTGCAGAATCTATTCATTGATGGACTTGCTCCGGCATTGACCGCCCCGGTGTATGTGGATTCTCCCGATAGTGTGATGTCACAGGAATCGTATGACCCACGGTATGGTCAGGGCGGCTATCGACAAGACCTGAAACTTGAATTGCACATGGTCGACCCCTGGTTCCGTTCGTTGAATCCAGTCCCGAACCCACTCATTGGGGGGTTCGGGGGTCCCCCTGTTACAGTTCCTACAGCCTTACAGGTCCAGCAATGGTTTGGTGGTCCCCTGGGCATCAACGCTCTTGATTTTTTGCCTGCCTGGAACGGTCAAGCGTGGGGGATTCTGGCGCAGAACAACTTCACTACGGTTTTCCCGTTTTCGAATCTCGGGACTGCTCCGTGGGGTGGTAAAATCCGATTCAACGGGCCGTTCTCACAATGCGTTCTGAATAACCCGGCCCAAGATGTAGACGGCACTGGCGCGGGAGTGACCTTTACGTGGACAGGTCCTCCCATTCTCCAATATGATTACATCATATTCGACACACAGCAAATGCGGTGCTACTACTATTCATCTACCTTCCAGACAACGACTGAGGTCTACACTTTCACGGTCACCGCCCCCGGGAGCAGAACACCGTTCCCCTATTTTCCGCCGTTCCCGAGCGGGACTCAAACCGTTTACTTTTACACGAATGGTGGACTGGCTCATAGCACGAGCATTGACCTAAGCAACGGCGGCACCGAATTTTTTAGGTACTGGTGATGGCCGCATTAACACCTCAGCAGGCCGCCGCCGCACAAGCACTCACGCACTATGTGCTTGTTCAAGTATGGCGCAGTGGGAACTGGATAACGCTTCCCATCACGAAAGTTGAAGGCGACCAAGCCACTCACCGAAGTGGAACACTGACTATTACCATCCCCGATATGCCGGGGGACACACGCTCGCGCCTATATGAAGGCGAGCGCATTCGCGCCTATCGAGGAACCAAGGGCGGAGCGCTGACGCGATGCTTCACAGGATTCGTCGATGCGCCAAGTCCGACGATTGACGGGTTGAACGGGCTCTCTCGGTCATACGTATGTACGGACAACCTGAAGGAACTGGTTGACGCCATCATGCTCGATGGCGTTATCTACGATAACATGAAACCGAATGACGCGGCGATAGACGTTCTAAACCGCGCCATCTCGAAGGGTCAATACGTCATCTATGATGACAACGGAAACCAACTGAACTCAACGGCATCCTACACTCAGGCCAACGGGAACGGCGTCGTTTATTTCCCCGACCTCGTCAATGACGACGGTTCGGTTTTCGTCTTGCCGTCCGGCACCCTTGGCTCATTCACCAATCCGACAACGGCTCCAGTCGCTTCACTGATGATTCCCCCGGCTTCGGGCCAACAGTATTCTGTCTTCGAACTGCCCCAACGCTACATCATCGCTTCGACGATGACTGTGGGGTCGATGACCCAAGCCTCTAATGGCGGACTGTTCCCTCCGGCGTCCGGGTCGTACTACTTGGATTCTTACAATGGGCTGCTGTATTTCAATGTGGCTGACGTAGGAAAGGTCGTAGACATCACAGGCGTCTACTATGAGTCGCCGCTTTTCGCATACCAGCCAGGGTCCAAAATGTTCGATGTCATCGAGCAGGTGATGCAGGCCGCCGGGAACATCTGGACCGTCGATGGGTTCGGGAAACTCAACTCTCAGTACGTCGATATCATCGGTGTTCCGAAGCGCGTCTATGCCGCCGCACAAGTATCCGAGGTTGGAGTCGATATTACCCGCGACCGTCGCAATGTCTGCGTTGCACTGGGGTGGGATAATAACTGCGGGCAAATTCTGTGTGCTGTCGGCGTCAATTACAACGATGTCAACAACCCTCCGCCTCTGGGGCTCGGCAAACGCGCGTACATGATTGCGCAAGACAATACATGGCAAACGCAATATGCCGTTTCAAAGGTCGCCTACTACATGCTTCAGCAGGCATCTAAGCGAGGGAAATTGTTGGGGTGTCGTTTGCCGGACGACGCGGGACTGAATCTCAACGATGTTATCGCATTCCAAAGTGTGATACCGGAAATCACGCCAAACGACTTCTTTGTCCTTGATAACATCAAGTGGCAACTGTCTGCTAAGGACGGCACGGTTGCTGACCTGATGACGCTTGGCGGCGGGTCAATCCCCGGACAGGGAATGTTCTATCTCGGGCCTGCAATCGGCGTGACGCCCAACGGAGCCTTGGACTTCTCTATCCAAGCGATGTCGGTTTTGAACGCCACGCTTATTCCCGCTGGCGGAACATACCAGTCCACATTCTCTGCCTCTGGAGGACTGCAAATCCAGTATGCCACGGGAGCGCTTCCGGGCCAAGAAAGCATCACCATCTACGGGTCTGACAGCAGCCAGCAAGTCGTCACATCTAACATTGCACGTCCAGCCAATCAACTGCTGACGTATCCTCTATATTTTACAGCAGTCCCCGGGGTTTTGTACGTCGTGAAGATGTGGTGGAAAGACACCTCCGGGAACATCTCGGTCTATCGTGATTGGATTTACTGTCTGCCATGAGGCCCTCTACACGCCGCCCCACGATTGACAGCATTGATTGGGCTCGCAAGTCGCTCATACGGACGCTTGCCCCGAGCACGGGCATAGCCGCTGCGACGGCTCCTCTCAATACCCAAAAGAAGATTTGCGGAAGACAACTTGATTCGTCGGTAACGGTTGGCGGAACAACCGGGCTCGTCTCATTGCTCACGCGCTTCCCTGGCGGGATGATGCGAAACGACGGCTCGATGGTGAGCATTGATGGAGCAACAGACTCGTCAACCTTCCCGTGGGCTCCGCCATCCACATTATACCTAAACAACATCTTTAGCGCTGGGACTGGTTACCAAACGAGCGGCACTAATGTCGGGTGGGCGATTCAGAACAGCGGTGGTGCGCACAACAACGACGGCTATCTCTGCGTGTGGACAGCGGCTGGCAAGGTCGAAATCCATCGCATCGTCGCGGGAGTGGTGCAGAGCGCGAGCGTTTCTGTCAATGGTCCCGTGCGTGACCGCCTCAAGCATACGCTAGCAATCACCATCAGCATGCTCCCGGCAATCTCGCCCAATTATCTTCAGAGGTCCATCACTTTCTCGGTGGACGGGACATACATAGCCCGTTTCTACGACAACCAAAACACCTGTCTTTTGGACCCGACGGTTCCGCTTAAGGAAACTGTTTACACCGCCGGAAACGACGGTTCGGTTTTCGATTATCAAGCGGGTATGGCAGGCATCATGAACTCCTCGTCGGGAGCCAACGGCCAGGGTTCACTCGTCACCAATATCCAGAACCCAATCGTTTTCAATTATAATGTCACTGGCTCGACGACAGCCACGATTCAACCGACATGGCCGACCTTCGAAGCCTTTACACTAGACCAGGGCATCGTGCAAATTGCCAGTGGGTCTGGGCCCGTCTTCAATGTCGTGCCTGCCGCGACGTATTATTTCCTGACGTATTACGATTTCATCCTTGGCGTTCAAGCCCTTGAATCGCCAAATGCAAGCGGCACAGCGATGTTCACATTGCCAGCGGCGATGAATGGAAATTACGACGGGCAAACCCTCATCAACATCAACATTCCCGTTGCGGTGCCTGCCTATTCTGGCGGCGGTGGGAACACTGGCTCACACGGCGGCGGTGGAGACAACTGCCCCGCTTGGGATGAAATCATCCAGGCTCGTCGCCCCGAAGACAGTGAGCCAACGCTCATGAAGGCGCATGAATTGCGCCCGGGAGATTGGCTCCCGGGGGTGCATCGGCCGTTTGAAGAAGTCTTAAAGGTCGAGCGAAGACCCGGCATTATCATTCCGGTCAAGATTCACGGCGAGTGGATTCACAACGATGCCGACCACCTGTGGCTGCTCGCCGGGGGCGACCCCAATGCGATTTCACCGGATTGGGTTCGCTCATACGACCTGTCGCTCAACACCCTTATCGAAGGCGCAGACGGTGTCCCGGCTAAGGTCGAGGCTATAGGCGAAGCCTACCACGATG